CACACCACACCACACCAACCAAAGTAGGACAGCGACAGCAGGACACCGACAGCAGGACACCGACAAAAACACAGATTTTAAATGTATCTTTAAAGAGACACTTTCAATTATTTGTGTTTCAGTTGGTTAAAACACGAATTTTAACAAAAAAGTTGAGCCGGTCTTCCTGATTGACAGACTGCGACTACCTCTGTTAGAGGGGAAAACCTGCACACCAGAACGCCACGCCCTGCACGTAAGCGAGCTACGTCACGCAAGCCACTTGCGTAAGCCATAGGAAAATAAATTTGGTGGTTATATATATATATATTATATTTGCTTTGAAGTATTCATAATGAGAAAAGGGCAAGACCAAGGACAAGGGGTTACGAGGTTGAGTCCTTTTCTTTTTTCTACCCCTTTTATTTGGTAATGTCTAAATTTTGTCTTATATTTGTTTATTATTAACCGAGTTCTACCTCTCATTTATAGAGGTTGCTCACTAAAATTTATAAACTATGTGTGTTATAATAGTCAAGCAAAGCAAAGACAAAAAAGTTTCGCGAGGAGTTCTTAAAACCTCAAGCAAAGTAAATCCTCACGGATTGGGGGTTGTGTGGTTAGATACATTTGAAGTATCTTATCATAAATCAAAAGATTACAAAGTATTAGATGTTAACAGACCTTATATTGCTCACTTTCGTTATGCGACAGTAGGTAAGGTCAATCGTGCAAATACACACCCTTTCGTGTGTGGTAATAATGCAGATGAGTTGCTTATGATGAATGGGAGTATCTATTCATTAGGCGACCAACAAACGTGTGACACTAAAGTTCTTGCTAATCAATTAGGCGACAAGCCAAGACAAATGTGGAAACAAGAGTTATCAAAATACGATTGTAGATTTACCACAATCAATACCCGTACGCGTACCTTTCAAATATATAATAAGGAGTTATGGACAAGAAAGAATGGGGTTTGGTTCAGTAAGGACAATGTGTTATTGGACAACGTGGTTGCAGTATATGGTACACTAAAAAAAGGTTACTCAAACTATCATCATTATTTAAGAAGTTCAAAGTATGTAGGTGGTGGAGTAACACAAGACAAGTATCCTCTATTGATTGAGGGATTGCCTTATATGGTAAATAAAAAGGGGGTAGGTCATAACGTAGAGGTGGATGTATTCAAAGTATCCAACACCAAACTTGCAGACTTAGACACCTTAGAGGGACACCCTCGTTGGTACAAGAGGGAGATAATACCCATTAAGCTAAAGAGTGGTAAGGTTATTGATTGTTGGTTGTACTTTAATGACAAACATATTGGTAAGCATACCCAAATGCACAAGACCTACACTCAGTCGTTCTTTGGTTACAACAGACCAACGTGGAGTAACAAGTGGAATAACTATGGATTAAGTAAAAGAAAAGCACAAGTGCCCTCGTACGAACCAAAAGAGTTCGATTGGTCTCAGTCCACGTTTGACTTTGACAATGATTTGAAGGTAGACACCTTTCGCGAGGACGAAATTTTACGCGAAGAGGATTTGTACGATAGAAAACCATTCTGTGTAAATTGTTATAGCGATTTAGACTTTGACGGATTTTCAAACTATCATTGTTCCGGTTGCGATAGTTGGTTCACGGAGAACGAAGTGTTAACAGACAATATATAATATAAATGTGTGGGGGTTGTTTATTTAAAGACACCCCCACTTAAAAAACAAAATTATGAACAAAGCAGATAAATTAATAAAAGACATCTATCACAATATCAATGAGTTGTTGGAACAGAATCATATGGTACACGGAGACAATAATGAGTGTGGGGGTAGAGTGTTGGGTATAAGGCAAGAATACAACAAGGTATTAGATAGGATAGAGGAGTATTGGGGATTAGAACAATTTTAACAATTAAATAATAAATAAAATTATGAGAACAATGGAAATCGAAAAATTTATAGAACAATATATTTTGCCCACAGAAACATCACACACAAGATATTTATACTCAACGGGCGAAATAGATTACGATACTGAGTATTTAATAGAGTGTGCAACAGAATTAGGAATCAAATTAGAAAAATAAAATTATGGAAACAAGAAACGATTTAGATTATGCAAATTCTCAACCAAATGAGAATGAATTAGAACTAACAGATTTAAAAGAAGAGTTAGAGTGGTGGAGAACTTATGGAGAATATGTAAATACAAATTACTCAGGCGTATGTGCAGAGGCTTCTGCTTATGCAGACGGAGATGTAGATTAACTAAATAGAATTTGGAGTTGTTCAAATTTTGTCTTATATTTGTTTAATAAATTAAATTATAATAATATGAAACAGTTTAAAAAAGACTTAAAAAAAATTATCAAATCAATGTTTAACACCACGTACGAAAGATTAAAACTATTAGTCTTATTACTTATGACCATTGGTTCATTGGGTGTTGGAATATACATCATAGGAACAACAATAGGAAGTTGTGGTTGGAATATACTCTATTTCTTATTGGGTTGTGTAGGTGTGTGGTTCGGTATTGGTATGATAGATATGTTTAAAGATTCATTTAAAAACTAACAAATTAAAATTTTAAAATTATGGGAAGGTATTATTCAGGCGACATAGACGGAAAGTTTTGGTTCGCAGTTCAAAGTTCAGATTGTGCAGATAGATTTGGTTCAACGGGTTCGACACCAAACTATTTAGATTATTGGTTTGACGAAAGTCACTTAGATTGTATTAAGAAAGAATTAAGTGAGATAGAAAAAAACTTAGGAGAAAACTTAGAGTTGCTCGAAGAGTTTTTTAAAACCAACAATGGTTACAACGAACAGATGATTAAAGATTTCTACAAAGAAAAAGGTAAAACGATAGGAGACGGAGACCTTAAGCATTTAATCGAAGAGTACGCAGACTATGAGTTTGGTAAGAAAATCAGAGATTGTGTTAAGGAAACCGGAGAATGTAGTTTTACGGCAGAATTTTAGTGTGTCTTTAAAGACACGAAAAGAGGGGACTTTTGTCCCCTTTTTTTATGCTCAAAAATAAATAAACACTCACTTGCTTTTAATCTAATTTTATACTATCTTTATACTAAAATTAAATCAAATAAAATGCAAGATAGAATTAAATTAACAATAAGTAGATTAGAAAAATCTAAAAACCCCTCGGCTTTTTATATTGAAAAGTTGAAGGAATTACTTCAGAGTCCAACCAAAGAAAAGTGGGTAAACACCGGACAGTATCACAATGCAAAAATTTTCAAACGAAACTATCCAGAGTTTGACATACCTAAAGGAGTTAAGCAGGTAATGTTTTATGCAGGAGATTATATCGTGTGTTTACACAACGATACTTTCGTATGGAATGGTTGCGAGTTCAAAGACCTAAGTGATATTGAAAATTGTATTTGGAATAAAGAAAGTAAAAACTATGAGTAAAGAAAAAATACAACAAGTAAGCAGAAAGGTTTATGAGATGTTAGCATCTAAGAATGATGCGTATGGAGATTCGGCACTGAGTCCTATAAATATATTTAGTAAAGGAAACGCAAGTGAATCCTTGTGTGCAAGAATAGACGACAAATTAGCGAGAATAAAAAATCGTGGGTTGTCAGATGAAACCGAAGATACACTCTTTGATTTATGTGGATACCTTATATTATTAATAATAGCAAAAGAAAACGAAAATGAAAAAAGAGATATTTAATCAGTATGTAAAAAACGTTGCTCAAGCTTTTGAAGTTCAGGCATCAGACATTTTTACTAAAACAAAAGAAAGAACAAAAGTTGACGCAAGACACCTTTTATACTACCTGTGTAAAAAAAGACCTATGCGAATAACATACATTCAAAAGTACATGGAGGACAGAGGATATAAAATAAATCACTCTTCTATTATACACGGCATTACACAAGTAGAAAATAGAATAGAACAAGACCAAGATTACTTAACACTTATAGACAGAATTGCTAATCAAGATGTATAGTATCGACCAAGTATTTCAACAAGCATTAATAGACAGAGAAAGTGCATTACTTAATAGTAGCTTATACCAAGCAAGACTATTGCGTGGTATAAAAATAGTTAGGGACAATGAAACTTTAGAGATTGAGATATTTAATACCACAATAGGTGGAGATTTTTATAAAGAAATAACTCCAGAACAATATAAACTTTTTTTAGATAATGGTTGGAAAGTTGGGGTTTATGTTATATCTTTGTCTAACTATCGTAGAAAACTTGTTAAGATTGAACAGAGTATTAAAGACGAGTTAAGCAATAGAAAAAACGCAAAGAGTATTAAAATGGCTAAGCAACGTAGACTAACCATTCTTAAAAACTTTAGCGAAGTGTCAAACAAATTAAAAGAATTACAAAATGAGTAAATCAAAAAATTATTACAAAGAACTATCAGAACTACCTATTAAAAGATTAGTAGAAAAAAAAGGTGGGTTAGATTATTTATCGTGGTCTAACGCATGGGATATGTTAAAGAAAGTATATCCTAACGCACAAAGAAAAGTTTATGAATGTGAGTCTACCGGACTTAATTATTTTTCAGACGGAATCAGTGCTTACGTAAAGGTGGGTATAATAGTAAATGATATAGAGCATATTGATTACCTGCCGGTTATGGACTTTAGAAACAAATCTATACCTATGGCTAAAATGACATCATTTGATGTTAGCAAAACTATTCAAAGAGCAACGGCAAAGGCTATTGCAATGCACGGGTTAGGTCTTTCACTTTGGACAGGAGAAGATGTTCCCTCTCAACCCAAACCAAGTTTAGAAAACAAACAAATTACTTTAGATATTGGAAGTGATTCGTGGGGTAAAGCATTAAAATATGTTGTTGCAAATAAGCATTTGGGCATTGAAAAACTTGTAGCTATGTTATCTAAAAAATACAAAGTAACAAGTGTGGTAAAAAAAGAGATTGAGAAAACTATTAACATGAATACTTTACAACCTAAATAATTATGGAAAATATATTAACAATAATTTTAGTGGGAGTTGCATTTGGTATGGGTGTCTTAGCCGGTATGTATATAGTAACTCAAATGTCTAAATGGATAACTAAACAAATAAAAAAGAAATAGCTATGTGTTGGAATACAGAACCTTATCAAGAGTTAGTAGATAAAAAAGAGTGCTTATATTGTGGGGAAGAATCTAACAATGATTTTTGTTCAAAGGGTTGCAGTAAAGCTTACTTTAATGATTAATAATAACAAAGGGGGGATAGTAATGAGTAACATAATTATGTCGTCTCCGTTACTCACCCATGAAGGGACTTTGTGTACTTTTCCCCTTTTTGTTTTAACTTAAAAAACTATGATTAAAAAAATAAATATTAAAGACTTAGCCTATTTATTAGCAAGAAAAAAAGTAGAAAAAAAATTTAAGAAAAGTGGATACTCCCCATACAAACATTGCATTGAAGAGTATGTCGGTCAATCTTTTACTAAAGAAGCCCAGAAGATATTCGATAAAGAGTATGCAGATTATTTAGAAACAATCAATAAAGCAAATTAAAATGTCAAACGAAATATTAGAACTGTTAAAAGATGATGAGCAGTATTACAGTGGGGTGGGTAAAGAATACTTATCTAATTCAGATATTGGAACACTATTAAAAAACCCAAGAGAATTTGGTGCTGATAGACCGGACAACATAAACTTTATGAAGGGTCGCTTGTTTCATCAATTAATTTTAGAACCAAACAAGGTCAAGAATATAAATTGTATTGATGTTAGTTCTCGTAATACAAAAGCATACAAAGAATATAGTAACGGAAGTATTGTGTTATTACAAAAAGAAGTAGACGAAATTATAAAGCTAACCAAAGTTATGTTGGGTAATGTAGATTTCTTTGATATGATAAGAGAAAAGAATAATCAATACGAAGTACCTATGATAAAAGAAATAAAAGGGGTAATGTGGAAAGGTAAAGCAGATATTGTAAACGAGCATGTGCTTATAGATTTAAAAACTACAAGCGACATATCTAAATTTAAATGGTCGGCAAGAGATTATAATTATGATAGTCAAGCTTACATATACGAACAACTTTTTGGTAAACCTTTATTCTTTTTGGTGGTTGACAAACAAACTCAAGCTTTGGGAATGTTTGAACCAACTCCAGAGTTTTTAGAAAAAGGAGAAAGAAAAGTAGAACAAGCAATAAGTGTATACAATCAATTCTTCAGTAAAGACGCAGAAGAAGATATAGAAACTTATTACATTAACGAACAATTAAATTAATTATTAACTAAATTTTATAAACATGTCAGAAAAAGAAAAAATTTTCGCAGATGGTTTCTCTTTTAAAACGAGAGAAAATCAACCCGACTTTGTAGTCGGTAGAATGTCAATCAAAGTAGAAGACGCTTTAGCGTTTTTGAAAGAACGTTCAAGTAATGGTTGGGTAAACCTAAATATCAATAGAGCAAGAAGTGGTAATTATTATTGCGAACTTGATACATGGAAACCTACAAACAACACAACAAGTGCCCCCGTAGAGGAGGTTAAAGAAGATTTACCCTTCTAATTTTGATGTGTGAACTTGAGAAGGTCTGTCATATTCCTTCTCAGGGGGGAGGTATCCATAAGCCTCCCCCTTTTTTTGTGCCGAAATGTCAAAACACAATACTAATAATATATATTAATGAAAATTTATTTTATAATTTATTTTATTTTTTTTAAATTCAGTTTAAAATCGACATTATCGACACTAACATTGATAATCAGAGACTTACGTCAAACAAAACGACACTAAAAACGACATAGCAATGACACAAAACATCACTATATTTAAAAACATAAGAGAAACAGCTACACCCTTTTATAGAGAGGTATCAGTTGTGTTAGATAGAATACAAGAAGGTTCATCAAAAGAACTTGTAAAAAAAATTAGATTAGAAAAAGATAAATCAACTCGTAACGAGCTGAAAAAAGATTTACCGGCTATATGTTTTTCAGGAAAGTTTAATAAAAGAAATGATAATTCAATAGTAGAACACAGTGGAATTATATGTTTAGATTTTGATGGATATAAAAAACAGAAAGATTTATTATCAGACAAAGAGCAGATAAGTAAAAACAAACATGTGTATTCTGTTTTTATTAGTCCTTCTGGTAATGGCTTGAAAGTTTTAATTAAGATACCACAAGACGCAGATAATCACGTGCATTACTTTAATTCTTTAGAAAAGCATTTCTCTTCGCCTTACTTTGATAAGACTTGTAAAAATCTTAGCAGGGTGTGCTATGAAAGTTACGACCCATTAATATATATAAATGAAAACTCTTCGGTATGGGATGTAATAGAAGACATTGAATACACAGAAGTAAATGTTCATAGAGACCCACCAACTATTCCTATCACAGATGAAAATAAAATTGTAGACATATTAATAAAGTGGTGGCAGAAAAAATACCCAATGGTAGAAGGACAAAGAAATCAGAATGTGTATGTTCTTGCTATGGCTTTCAATGATTATGGAATAAATAAATCGTTAGCATCATACGTACTTAATAATTATGCAACACAAGACTTTAATTTAAATGAGATACAAAGAACTATAGACAGTGCATATTCTCACTCTCAAAACTTTGGAACTAAATACTATGAAGATGAAGAGAGACTTAATATTATTAAATCTAAATTAAGAAGAGGGGTAACTAAAAAAGAAATCAGAAGTCAGTTAGAAGAAACAAGCTTAGATGATAAGACCATAGAAGCAGTGCTAAACAAAGTAGAAGAAGAAAACAAACTGAAACAATTTTGGACTAAGAATGATAAAGGAGTTATTAAGATAGTGCATATACTATTCAAACACTTTTTAGAAGACAACGGGTTTTACAAGTATTGTCCAGAAGGTAGTAAGAACTATGTCTTTGTAAGGGTAACCAATAACCTTATAGACCATACGTCCGAAAAAGAAATCAAAGACTTTATATTAGACCACTTAATACAATTAGATGATAGCTCTATATATAATTATTTTGCTGACCAAACAAGATTGTTTAGGGAAGAGTTCTTAACATTATTATCTACGATAGATATTTACTTTATAGCAGATACCAAAGACTATGCTTATTTATACTACAAAAATTGTGCAGTTCAAATAAGTAAGAATGAAATAAAAACAATAGACTATTTAGATTTAGGAGGTTATGTATGGAAAGACCATATTATAAATAGAAACTTTAATCTATGTGATTCTCAGGATTGTGATTATAAAAGGTTTGTTTACAATGTTTGTGGGCAGGATAAAGAAAGAACACTATCTATGGAGAGCACAATAGGGTATATGTTACACGGACATAAAAACTTATCTTATTGTCCCGCTATTATATTAAATGATGAGGTAATATCAGACAACCCAGAAGGTGGTACGGGTAAAGGAATCTTCATGAACGCATTAGCACAAATGAAAAAGGTGGTAACTATAGATGGTAAGTCTTTTGCTTTTGAAAGGTCATTCGCTTATCAGCTTGTATCAGCAGACACTCAGATATTAGTATTTGATGATGTAAAGAAACATTTTGATTTTGAAAGACTGTTCAGTGTGGTAACAGAAGGTTTGACCTTAGAAAAGAAAAATAAAGACGCGATTAAAATACCTTTTGCAAAGTCTCCTAAGATAGCTATAACTACTAACTATGCTATAAAAGGGGCGGGTAATTCTTTTGCTCGTAGAAAATGGGAATTGGAATTGCATCAACATTATAATAAATCATACACTCCCTTAGATGATTTTGGTAAGCTTTTGTTTGGTGATTGGGGAGATGAGGAATGGTGTCAGTTTGATAACTACATGATTGGTTGTTTGCAGAATTATCTAACATCAGGATTACATAAAAGTAAGTTTGTAAACCTTAAGGTTAGACAGTTATCGGCAGAAACTTCTCACGATTTTATAGAATGGTGTGGACTTATTAGGGGTTCTCAACCCAACCCTAAGCTTGTGGTAGATGTTAAAAATTATAAACATCAATTATACTTAGAGTTTATAGAAGAGTACCCTGACTATGCACCCAAGGCAAAAATGACAATCTCCAGGACTCGGTTTTATAAGTGGTTAGTATCTTATGCTTTATTTAGAGAGGGCATACAACCCGAAGAGGGTAGAGATTCAGCAGGAAGGTGGATAAGAATAAGAAGTAAAAAAGAATTAGAAGTCCAAACAAATATAGAGTTTTAAAATGAAATGGAACTTACACAGAGCAATGCTCAACTCTTACTACGTAATCATTAGGGGATATGACCCTTACTTAATTATAACAAAGGGTGGAGGGTTCTTTGCTCATGACCCCACGGGTGATTTAGATAAAGAAGAGGTTGAGGGTGTTCTAATATATTTTGAAGAAGAAGAAGACTATGCTAAGTGTCAAGAAATAAATGATTTTATAAAACAAAGATGGAGTTTAGAAAATACCAATCAGAAATAATAGACAAAGGGGTAGGTGTGATATTAAAGCACGGCTTTCTATATTTAGCTATGGAGGTTAGAACAGGTAAGACATTAACAAGTTTAGGTATAGCTCAAAGCTTGTTTGTAAACAATGTACTGTTCATAACTAAAAAGAAAGCTATACGTTCTATAGAAAGCGACTATCAAAAGTTATCTCCAAAATTTAAATTGGTAGTAATTAACTATGAGTCTCTTCATAAAGCACCGATAATTAAATGGGATATGGTTATTTGTGATGAGGCTCACAGTTTAGGGGCGTTTCCTAAACCAAATAAAAGAGCAAGGGCTGTAAAGGATATTATATTCAAAACACGTGCCAAAGTAATACTTTTGTCAGGTACTCCAACACCAGAGTCTTACAGTCAGTTATACCATCAAGTTTTTGGTATAATTAAAAACCCTTTTAATGATTGTGTAAACTTTTATAAGTTTGCTCACAAATACGTAAAGATAAAAGAAAGAAAAATAAATGGACTGTTTATAAGAGATTACTCTAATGGTACAGAACTCATTATAGATAAAATGAAACCATACACTATAAACTTTTCTCAACAAGAAGCAGGGTTCAAAACAAAAATATCTGAGCAGGTTTTATATGTAGACATGGATGATATAACTTACGAAGTAAGCAGTAAACTAAAAAGAGACCGAGTAGTAGAGGGGGAAGAAGAAATTATTTTAGCAGACACACCGGTAAAGCTAATGATGAAGTTACATCAGTTGTATTCAGGAACTATAAAATTTGAGAGTGGTAACAATATGGTTTTAGATTATAGCAAGGCGAACTTTATAAAAAATAACTTTAGTGGTAGAAAGATAGCGGTCTTTTATAAATTTAAAGCAGAGCTCGAGGCTTTGAAAATAATCTTTGGGGATGATATAACAACAGACCTAAGTGTCTTTAAAGAGACAAATAAAAACATAGCATTGCAAATAGTTAGTGGAAGAGAAGGTATATCTTTGAAAGAAGCAGAACACATAGTATATTACAATATAGACTTTAGTGCCACAAGTTATTGGCAGAGCCGTGATAGAATGACAACAAAAAACAGAATGAAAAATAGTGTTTATTGGGTGTTTTCTAAGGGGGGCATTGAAGATGATATATATAAAGCGGTTACTAAGAAGAAGGATTACACCGTAAAACATTTTAAAAAGGATTTACTATCTTTGTAGTTATGACTGAACAGCAGATACAATCTAAAAGAATCAAGCAGTTAGAGTCAGAAGGGTATTATGTTATCAAGCTAACAACTACAAATAAAAACGGAATACCCGATTTATTAGCAATACCAAAAGATAGTAAAGTTTTATTCGTTGAGGTTAAGAAGCCTGGGGGTAAGCTTTCTAAGTTACAGGAATATAGAATTAAAGAATTAAAAAAACATGGAATTCGAACCGAAATATATAGAGGATAAAGATATTAAGTGTAGATTTGACGACTACTTTATAGACGAGCTTATCACATTACCGTATGATGCGGCCATTGGAATTATGGATGCGGTTAAAAAAAACTCACACCTTTTGCCAGAGAAAAATGATTGGTCACAATTGGTAGCGGGTGTTATAAAAGGAAAGTCTCCTTTCTTTTTTGAATTAGAATACATAAAAGAAAAAGGACAAGACCCCATCTATTTGGATGTGTTAGAAATAAATTGTGACGATTATTTAGATTATATAAACTTAAATCAATATTTAAAATGAAATTAACTGCTGAAGCACAAAGTGCAAAACAAATGGTAGAAAGAAGATATAACGTAAAACTACTTACTCGTTGTAGAACGTCACCTTATATAAAAGCCAGGTGCATGTTTTCAAAGTTATTATTTAAAAAGGGATATGGTTGTTTTGCTATAAGTAAAATGCTAAACCTAACCCACGCTACTGTATTAAATTACTTCAATAACTTCAATTGGTTTTACAAAACAGATAAAGAATTTGCTGAAAGTTATGAACAATTTTATGAACAAATGCGTAATTCCTCTATAGTTTATACCGAAATGAACGAGTTTGAGTTAAAAAAAGAACTACTTTTATTACAATCAGAGATAAAAAACCTATATTTACGCAACCGGGAGCTAGAAAACCAAAATAAAAAACTCAAAGAAAGCAAGGTTATGTATATAGAAAGTAGAATGTAATAAATTTATAATGTCTAAAAAACCAAATGCAGTCGAAAGAAATAGACTAACTTACATTAATAATTTAATGGAGGAGGTCAACTCTGCTACTGTCCAGGTTTATGAACATTTCGTAGATAAAGAATATACTGAAGCAAAGCACGCTACTTACAATTTAATTAAAAGACTTAAAGAAGTCATTCAATCCTTAGAAGATGAAGTTTAACTCAGATTTTCGTCCTCGTTTGAAGGGCAACAAAAAAAAAGCTTTTGATTATTTCACCAAAGATGAAAGAAGAATATTAGTGATAGGAGATATACATGCTCCTTTTGTTTTAAATGGATACCTGGAGTTTTGTCAAGAGGCTTATGCTAATCACAATTGTAATCAAGTAATTTTTATAGGGGACATTTTAGATAACCACTATAGTTCTTTCCATCAGACCGACCCGAATGGTATGGGAGGGGGTCAAGAGCTTGAGCACGCTATCACCATAGTTCAAGAGTGGTACAAAGCTTTTCCTGTGGCTGATGTGCTTATCGGTAACCATGACCGCATCATAATGAGGAAGGCTGTAGATTCAGATGTACCTAAACAATGGATTAAAAGTTATAACGAAGTTTTGGGAGTTGATTGGAATTGGACTGAAAGAATAGTATATGATGGTGTTCAATATGTTCATGGAGAAGGAGGTACTGCGCGTACAAAAGCAAAGAACGATATGATGTCAACCGTACAGGGTCATATACACACCCAATGTTACACGGAGTGGTTAGTGGGTAGAAACTTTAGAGTGTTTGGTATGCAGGTGGGATGTGGGATTGACGCAAAGTCTTATGCAGCAGCTTACGCAAAACATTTTAAAAGACAAGCCATCGGTTGTGGGGTGGTGTTGGGTGGACACACCGCTATAAATTGCCTAATGAAGCTATGAGATTTGAAACACAAGAAGATTTGTCGCGAGAAACAAAAGCGATAGAAAGATTTGTTAGACTGTTCAAAGGGACATACAAAAAGCTAGGGCCTAATGATATTGATTTCCGCGTATTTGATAAAGACAAGAAAATTATAGCTTATGTGGAAGTAAAAGGTAAAAGCAGTTGGATAAAAAACGCTTTTCCTTTATACGTGGCCGCGAGAAAACTTGTAAAGCTTTGTGATAAAAGACTTAACCCTGTAGTTATGTGGGCTTGTAATGATGGTATCATATACGGAAAAGTACCAGAGCTTGTAGGTGAAATGAGATGGGGCGGAAGAAAAGATGTGCGAGACGAAAGTGTAAATGACCAAGAGCTCATGGTGTATTTTGAATCTCAAAAAAACTTTAAGTATCTAAAGTATTAGGAGTTTATTTTCTTTTAACTCCACCTCTTCTGCCGGTGCTCTTTCTACTACCACCACCTGTACTTCTGCTTTTTTTTCTACTTGCGTTTGGTCGATAAGAAGGACTGACACCTATAACATCATAGAAAGCTTCTTCACTAACTTCTCCTTGTTGAATTAATGTTCTAATAGGAAAATTAATATCTACACCGTCACCCTCTACACTTAACTGAAAGAATGGGTCAAATTGAAACCCTACCGCAAGCTCCGCTAAACTTTCTATTGTTTTAGCTCCCTTTTGTAGGGTGGATAAATCATCATTGGTCATAAACTTAAGGGTTTGGGTCATTACTCTGTTTAATGGGTTTACACCCTCTTGTACTTGTCTTGGGTTTTTCCCATCTATTTTATCAACAGCAAACTCTAGCGTGCCTCCTATAAGGGGTATTTGAGTAATAAGATTCATTCCCTTCATTGCTTTGCTCATTTGTTCTAAAACCTCTTCTTTGTCTTCATCTTCCCCTTTGGTGTATTTAAATATGTTGGCCATAGCTACAAACAAAACGTTTGCTACACCCAAGTTTAAAACTAAAGCTCTAATAGCATTAGAATCAACAGTACCTTTAGATGCCGCTCTATAAATATTAGTCATGCCCATATACACCTTGTTCATTTGTAGAAATAGGGTGCTACCAAACATAGTAAAAAATCTATTTGCAAAACCTGTTTTCATTTGTAATGGAATTTTTTCTGTTCCACCCCTTGTTTGCTGTGTTAATTCATAGTTTTCAAAAATTTCTGCTGCTACATCAGGGTCTACTCCTGCTCGTATATCAGCATTATAATTAGCCATATAACCCATAATACCCATAACATCACCTAACATGGTTGGAGAGCCCATAGCGGTTTTAAAAGCTCTTAAAAAGTCTCCCATACGTGTTTCCTTTTGACTAACACTACGGTCTACCGGACTACCAGACACTAAACCATACAGGTCTCCCTCTAAACCCTTTTGAACCCTGTCTCTGAACACGGGGCTTAATTTATAGGCTTTTTGCAATTGCTTAGGAAGCGTTAGCATTATATAACCCATGTCTGCCATAAAGGCAAGCAACTCAACAGGAGTAAGGGCCAAATCTAAAAGTTTAGTAGCACGGCTTTGTTTTTCTATTGGGGTTCTACTTCTAATAAATTTATAATCTTCGAAAGCGTTAAAAAAAGATGAGGCTTGTTTAGGTATCTGCATCAACCTAAAGGCTAGAGCATAAGAAGTAAATTTGGTTTGTAGTTTTTCAAGAAAAGTCATTTGTCCGTCACTAATTGAGTCAGGATTAACGGCAAAGTTTATAGCTTGTTTTATACCTCTACCCAAACCGCTTGCGTCTAATAAAACTTTTACTGCCGGTGTGTTAATAATAGCCGTTAAGTCTTTAACCCCTAACGCATAAGCCTTATAGTGCTCCATGCTGTTGACGTGATTTGTTAGAGTATCTAAAAAACCAACCCCTATTTTAACCTCACCTGTCTTATTGTTTCTTTCTTTTAGAGCCGAGTGTGTTTCGTCTGTAAATATGTTGCTAAAATTACCCTTTATTAAAAGCTCTTCACTAGCTGATTTTCTCTCAAGTGTTTGGGTTGGAAAATAATTTTCTACATAATCTAAACTAATATCATTAGATTCCTTGTAAACCTTATTAACGCTATCAAAGTATTCGGTGCTTAAAAACTCAACTATCTTGTCAGCAAACTCTATGGTTTGAGGACCTAGTATTTTTTTTATTTCATCTATTTTTTCGGGAGTAAAACCTTGCCTCTCAAGCTTAGCCCTTTGAACATCATTTTTACTTAAAGCATATATACGTAACAATTCGTCACCACTAAGCCGTAGAGTTTTCCCTTTTACATTTAAATCTATAATTCCAATGTAAAGCTTTTTCCTTATTTCTTTGTATCCTTTTGTTATACCAGGGATAGAGTTAGCTATTTCATCAAATTTTTTATTTACCTTTTCAATTCCCAACAATTGATTTCTACGCATCTTTCTAAGTGGTTTGTAAATGTTGTTGTTGAAAAAGTTTTTACCTTCCAAGCTTCTGTCTAATATTTCAGTTAGCGTACCTAAGTGTGCAAGATATGTTTTAAAAAAGTCTCTTATACCTATAATGCTATCAAATTTTAAATTCAACTTTTTAAGGTATTCTTTTAAGTTTTTGTATAGTTTTTTATCTTTAAATATTTGGTTAATACTAGCCCTGTCTTGGTTTAACTCATTTTGATTTTTAGGAATCTTATTACCGTCTTTGTCAGTTGTAAATAACTCTGGATATGTTTCTTCTATTTGTTTTGTTGCTTGCTCACTTAATCTCTCTTGTTTAGTAGCTCTCTCTAATCTTTTTAGTTGTAGTCTTCCAATAGATTCTGCCCTAGCTTCCTCTAATATTTTTAACTTAGCTTGTACTTCTTCCATACTCGCTGACATTATATCACCTACAGTGTCAAAAGCTTTTATTTTATTAAGCATAGCTTGCTCTCTATCAGTCAGGGTTTCAGGATTGTTTAGGGCTTTTGATATTAACTCAGACTCAGTTATTTGAAGTTGGTTAAAAATAGTTTCAGGACTTATGTCGTTTTTAATTTTTTGAATCTCCGCATTTCTAGTATCACTATCTGAAATTAGGGCAACTTTTAATATATTATTTACTTGCTTGAAAAAGTCACGACCTATTGCATCCAAACCTTTACTAACCTTTCTACCTCCCGGTGTAACCGCAGCAGCAGCCTTTTTCCTTACCAACTTTTTAATTTTTTCTATTAGTTGATTTTTGATTTTAGATTTTTGTTTATCAATAATCTTCATTACCTCCTCTGTTTTAGCCACGTAATTTTGAGGGGTGAGGTCTGTTATTCTTTTTAATAATGAGTTTATCTGAGTTTGACTATAAGTTTCAGACTTAGGTAAAACTTTTCTAATAAGAGTACGCAATTGGTTTTGTAGACTCTTTATATCTTTTACTGCTAGTTTTTTATTCTTTATAATGTTTTTAATAGCACTTATTTCCTTTTGAATAGTTGGGTTAGATGTTATCCTTAAACTATTATCTAAGGCTACCTGCATAGCCATTTGAGTGTCTTTATTTTGTTTTTGATATAACTCACTTTCTTTTAATAATCTTTGCGCTTCTGCTCTTACGTCAGCATAGGTTCTAACTCTTCTTGCTCTTCTTTTACCTTCTGAAGTGGTGTAAGCAAATTTGTTGAGCTTGTTTTTTATCTCATTAAATAATCTAAAACCTTCTATAGCCCCACCGTCTATGTTTGTAAATTCAGTTGGTAATGTAACGTTTTCATCTACTTGTATTCTAAGAGCTTCATTTATATCTCTAGCCTTAAACCCTCTTGATTGCAAAACACTCTTAATAGATGCGTCTGATATGCCTTGTTGTCTTCCCTTATTAACTATATCAATAATAGAATCTGTAGAACTAAACATAACATCAGGATTCTTTAATTGTATAAGTTGCTTATCAGTAAGCTTTATTTCTTTACCAGAAAATATATCTGCTAAAGCTGTTCCTAAAAACGTGTCGAGTGTCATGTTCTCAATATCGCTTACAGTTAAATCTTTGGACATCTTAAATTGAGACTTGATGTAAGTCCACATTCCTTGCAACCAATTTTTAAATTTAGAAATTAAACTAGCACTTGCAATATCTTCTCCCTTGTTAGCTATAAGTATAGCCATAGTTTCATTTACAGCACGCTTTACATCACCATTAAATTTACGTAGTTGTTTTTTGTAAAGCTGAGTCTGCATAACAAGCTCAGTACCCTTTTTGTAAATCTCTCTACCCTTTTCAGTAGTTTGTAGGTAATTTGTCCACACGTGTCCAAACTCGTGAATAGATGTATTAAAGAGTTCTGATTGACTATTATGTACTTCAGGGTTTATCCATATATCTCCATCCACGGTAACACCATAATAAGTGACACCATCTCTGGTATAGTTTCTAACATCTTGTCTATTTATTACATTGTTAAAAGCCTCTTGTGTTGAACTTATGTTTACTGAAGGAAAAGACTTATTCATAAAAGCCAACAGTTGTGTGTTGTTGTTTACAGGGTCACCCTCTGTAACTAAACCACTAATAACTTTCATAATCTCACTTGATGTTAAAGGGCCGTAAATATTATAAGCTTGATTGACAGCATCAACCAACATTTTTTCATCTTTAAAACTAAATTGAGTTTCACCCATAACCTGCCTTTCTTTGTTTCTTAATACTTGCATACTAGGGCTTTTTCGCATTGTGGGCTTTCTCCTTGTAGTTTTTCCTTTTTCTTCTAAAGCAGACCATGTTCTTTCTGCTCTTTCCGAAGTGTAGTTTTTATCAGACTTTAAAGGTTGGTTATATGTTTCTTGCACGTAATCATTAGCAGATTCATACATTTGTTGACCCAACCCTAAACCTTGTAGTTCCGGATGTATTTCTGAAATAGTAACCGTTCCATTTTCTTTGCTCATCTCAATTCCCTCTTTACCAGAAACCATTTCTAATCTACCAACCAACTGACCATCGGCATGTAAAAACACACGAGTTTTAAAAGGATTTACTTGATAGAAGTCTCTTTGCTCTTTGGTCATTTTACTCCCGTCCATTACCAAAAACTTAACCTCTGTTTCTTTGTTCTTTATTCGCTCAACTAAATCAGCATCCAATTCAAAAGATGGATTGTTGTTTTTAAATATACCGGTGGTAAACATCATACCACCACGGCTTCTTTCTGGAGATAGTTGATTAACTAAATTATTAAAAGCGTTTTGAATACCACCCTCCACCGGAGCTCTCTTCATTTTGGGAGTGTTAGATTTTTGTTGACTTTTAAACTCAACGAACTCTGCATTATCATCTATCTTTCCTTCTGTTTTAAACTCAACGTTTGTACCTCTATTTTCTCTTTTTATTCGAGCTATTTCTTTTCTATTTTCTCTCTTTGCTTCTTTAATGTCTTCTTTATAAGATTCAATTTCCGACTTAGCTTCTTCTCTTAATTCTATTTTATCGTCTCTTGTTAATCCTTTCTTAGCAAGGTCTTGTTTTAATTGTTGTTGGACTGAAGCGATTTCATTATTTAAATCCTCAATTTGACCATCAAGATTAGCATTTGCCTCATCAATTAATTGTTGATTATTTAAATTAGCCTGAGTTTGTGTGTCTTCCTGTAAGCTTTTTTCTAAATCAACAACCCCTTGCATATCACTTTCTATCTCTGCTAACCTGCTTTCGTTTTCTGTAGCTAACTGTTTTTGAAAAGGGGTTAGCTTTTTATTGTTCATGTTTTTATTAGCAATCTCTGCAAGTAAACTATCTAGCCTTTCATTCTCTAACTCGTTATTAGCATATCTATTTTTATCTGTACGCGTAGCTTTTGCCGGTGTTGGAATAGCCGGAGTTTCAGTTTCTACTTCAACCTCTTGCTCTTGGACTTGAGTAGTTTCGCTTTCAGGGGTAGTTTCTTGTTGGGTGTCTCTTGTTCCCATTGTTGCGCCATCTGTGGTTTGTTCGCCCACATCCACGCTCTCTGTTTTTGACTCTTGAATGGCATCGTCTAATATTTTTTTACGTTTATTATTTAATAAGTTTTTTACCTCGTTGTCGTTTGACACTACAGCATTTTCTAATTGACTATCGGTCATTTTATCTAAGTCTCTTACAAACTGAGCCTTGGTTCTCATTTTACCATCAATCATGTAAACTGCTTTTCTTGATGGTTGTGATTGAACATCTCTTAAGGCATTTACATTTATGCCGTCTTTAACAATATTACCACTGTTTACTATCTGTGCTAACTCAGCATCTATATCTGCTATGGTGTTAGTGTTGATTTGTTTTAAATTATTAGTTCTTGAAAGGTCAGACTTAGCACTTAATAATTCCATAACTCGACTCACCGTTTTGTTAGATGCGTTTTTGCCTAACATCTCTTTAGCGGTTCTTTTAAACCCAATGTTTTTTTGTATCTGTTGGTCTTGCTCTGCACTTATTTTATTTAAGTTTCTCATGTTAGTAGACCAATTAGATATTTGAGCATCACTAACTGATTGATTGGCCATAAAATCAAAATCAATAAGATTATTAGCGAGCTTGGTGTTGTTACGTGTAGCGGTCTCAACTAATAAATTTACTCCGGCACTTGACGCATTGTTACCTAAACCACCCCATGATTCTAAAAATATTTCTTTACCATCAATTTCTTGACCCGCATTAACTTGCGCTAACAATTCACCGAAACCTTCAGCAAGAGGGTCAAACACGGCACGTTCTGCTACTTGACCGGCCACCTTTCTTCCTGTACTTACAAAAGGTCCAGACAAGCTGCTAAACACACGACCTGCCAACCTTTTTGATATAAGGTCTACTAGTAGTATTGGAATACCTCTTTTAACACCTAGTTCTCCACCCTCTTTCCAAGCCTCCTTGTCAGACATAGCTTTTTTTACTTCTTCAGGATTTGTTAAATCATAGCCCTGCTTTTCAAACCCCTCTATCAATGAGTTAGTGTATTCTAAAATAAAAGAAGATAGGGACATACCTGTATTAAAACCCTTTTTTGCCCCAATCAAACCCCCTGGTATTGCTCCTGCACCACCTGTCGTTGCCGCTCCTATTCCTGCACCACCAAGTGCTCCTCCCACCGTAGTTAGAGGAACAATCCAAGAGCCGTAAGGTAATAGCTGTGTTAAACTTTCTGCCATTAAAGCTACACCATTAGCAACAGCCATAGGAGCGTTTAAACCACTCTCTCCTAATACATATTGTTTAGCTTCTCCATCTTTAGCTCTGTCAAATCGGTAAAGAAGTTTAGATTGTCGAGGGTCTCTTGAAGCCATTAGCTCAGCAAGTCTTTCTTGAACTTCTTCATCTGTTCCATCTATTAATCCAAGTTTCATTTTCAACAAAAGATTTCCCACCTTCCCTCTTTTCAAAGCGTTACCCAAAGAAATCTTGAAAGCCTTCATACCCGTTACATATTCCCTCATTAGGTTTTCATCATTTTTTCTACTGTAAAATGTTTTAGCTAATTCATATTTATAAGCAGAAAACTCTCTAGTCTTTTTTACTAATTCATTTTGATTCTGAAGAGCAAGTATTTGATTTACCTGCTGTTCGTTTTCAGGCACAATACTATCAAGCTGTTCTATTGGAACACCAAATGTTTGAAGGGAAAGAACTTCTAGTTGGTCTTTATAGTCTAAAGCTTCTTGATTTATTTTTGCTGCATTTTTTGCTTTTACCTCAAACGCATTTTGTAGTTGTAAATCTAATTTATCTCTTAAGTCTTCTCTTTCTGAAGACATTACTACGTCTCTTAAATCATCTCGTTGAGCCTCTAAAGACTTTATCTGATTCTCAATATCAGGGTCTAAATTACCTTCAAAAAAATATTCACCATAAAGTTTTTGTTCTTCCGGTGTTAAGTCACTAAGCTTTGTACCCTCATCTAATGATTTTAAAAAAGACACGTCATTACGAGCCTTTTCATAATTTTGAAACATTTCTTGTTCTGCAAAATAATCTAAACCATTTTCAGCATATATTTCTTGCGCTAATATTTCCGGAGCATCCACATGTTTCCAAGCTCCTTCAGCAAACTTTTTAGCCTCTTCTTCAGTATCAAAATAATATGCTTCATCTCTTGTTTTAGCAAACGCTAAAGCGTTTTCCCAATCGTTACCCTCAAACTCTTCCCACCTATCCGGAAAACTACTTTGTATCTCAGGGTTTGCAGGAAACAACATTGGAAAAGCCACAAACCTACCATCTTCTTCTGCATAAGACATTAAATGAGTAGATACCGAACCATCTCTATTTTGTCTACCCACCTTTCTGCTACGTTGAGCTTTGACCGCTTTAGTTATAAAATCATCTACTTGAACCTCTCTTTCTTCGGGTGATGTAGAATACTTTACAATAAACTCTTTTAAAGATTTAGAAGACTCGGGGTCGTTAGTATTTACACTAACCTCTATTGAGTTCAGCCCGTCTAAAGTTCTAACTAAAACTTTATTACCTAAGCCTGTTGGTTCAAAAACAAAACCATACTTTGAAAACTTAGTAGTTAGATAATCAACTACTTCTCCTTCCTTTTGTTCGGTAAGTGAATCGTCTATTGTTACTATATCTTTTTGAAAAGGTATGTTTTCAAACAATAAATTGTTTTTTGCTGATTTCTTTTTTTCTCTTTCTATTTCAAGTTCTATTTGTCTTTCTTTCTCATATCTAAGTCTATCTTCTTCTGCTTGCTTATCTAGCTTTTCTTGAAACTGTTGTCTTGTTACTACAGAACCATCTTCTTCTTCAACTAATTCGTCTTTAGGTAGTTCAGGAATTTGAGCTGATATTTGGTCACTTCGTGCAGGTTCAGGAGACATGTCAATCTGCTCCTTTTCATATTCTGTTAAATCTAAGTTTTTTAAATACTGTGAATAATCAGGTAAAGGTTTTTTATCTTCTGACGAATCCGAAGAACCATCCTCTGTAGGAGATTCCGTAATAGTGAGGTCGAGGTTTTTTTTTTCAGGTAAGGCTTTGTTGCCAATCAAAACAGAAAATTCTTCTAGGCTGTCCGTATAGCCTTCTTCCTTGGCTATTTCGTAGGATATTTTTAAAGCATCCAAGTCAGTAGCCAAAAGGTTAATAAAGTCTGACTTACTTTTTCTATACCCTTCTTCTATTGCTAAGTTATAGGCTAAATCTAAAGCATCTTCATTCATGACTTAATTATTTGTTATAGTTCTTAAACCTATCTTTTTTATTTGTTCCGCCTCCGCCATCACCGCTTGCTCCTCTAAAAACACCATCACCACCATTCCATTGTTCTGCAGCGTCTATAATACCTAGTTGCATAAATAACCCTGCATTATTAAACTTCTCCCAATCTCCTTCTTGGAACATAGATATATAATCACTTGGTCTAATCTTTTTCCCATCAGCCTTAGCTGCACTATTAAATAAGTCTTCTATGAGTTTGTTAAACAAATCCACATTAGCTTTGTCTTTATTTTCATCTGCATTTGTAGGTATAGTAATTGGTGCAGTCATAATCTCAGGGTAGAATATAGTTATTGAACCATCATCTCCATCGCCACCATTTAAAGTTACTTTTTTACCATCGTCATTGGTATAAGTTATATCACTAATATTTTGTGTAATAGAACCGTCATTAGAATATGATTCAGTAGTTAAAAAGCCTAATATTTCTTTTGCATTTTTAGCAAACATATCAGCATTTTTTGTAGAGCTAAATGCTAAATTCTTATATTCTAACAGAAAGTCACTTGGTCTTTCGATTTTATTATTTGCATCTTTTCTTTCAGACATATTAAAATCAGCTTGGTCTTTTTTTATCGTAAGGGTATAGTCTCCTACACCATCACCTTTTTGCATGTCTTTATACAGACCTGAGTTAGCAATAGCTTTATTTAGATTGTCTATATCTCTTCCTCCATCAACATGAGTTATAATAGCTTCTATAAACTCGGCAGGGTTGTCTCCTCTTGGTATTGGAGGTACTTCTATAAGATTCCCGTCACTATCTTTTTTAGTTATAAGAACATCATCACCCACAACTCTAATACTAAAAATATCCTCATTATCCCCTCCAATAGTAGAAAGAATTTGTGTAACATCTTCATCGTCACCTGTCCATAATCTTGCTAGGTTTCTTACATAGTTTTCTGCTCCTTTTTTAGAATCAGACCTGTCAAATTCAGTACTAGTTAGAGCTCTGTCTTGAGCCCCTACTTTAATTTTTCTGTCTAACTGACCCAATATTTGTGTCTCAAGCATGTCTTGTATAACCTTATATTGTTTCTTTCCATTTTCAGTAGAAAAGTCAGGAACTAACAAACCGCTGTTCATTCTTTCAGGGTCATTTACCAATAGTATTTTATTTTCGTCTCCTGCCGCCTCATTAGGGTCCATGGTAAATTCATATTCTTCACCGGTATTAGGATTAAACTTTATATAGTCCATTAATATACTACCATTATCAACGTCATTTGTCATGCTACTATTAATCCAATTTTTTAGTGCTTCTTTAAACATAGGATTTTCTCTAGCATCGGTTATTGTTATCGGCCTTCCAAATTCTTTTTCTAACTTATCATAAGATGTAGATAGCTGATTTTCTATTTCATCTAACCTGCCCTCTAAATCATACTTGTCTATTCTTTGCTTAACTCTGTTTCTTAACTGCTGAACTTCTGCAAAATCATTTTGGTCTTGACTTATACCACCCGTTAACTGCCCTTCTTCATCCTTTGCTCTTTTACCCAAAACAACTCTAAAGTTAGTAGGGTTAATATATAGAGCATGGTTTTCTAATTTACCCAAAGACTCTGCTTGCATCATTTGAAACTGTTCTTGTGCTGCAGAGCAGTCAATTACCTTTCCGTCAGGACCGGGTTTACCACAATTTTGCATACGAGCCATAGCCTCATCATAATCTTTATTCCATTCTTCCATAATGGCAAACGTTTGATTTGTGCCATCTTTTAAATTTTGAACTGCAACTGTATAATCTTTTAGGGATATATTACCACTTTTTAAATTCCTATCTAACATAAGCATGGCCTGCTTAGCATTGTCCGCATATTCAAGCAAAGTATCGTTTCTACCGGCATGATTACCTAAAGGAGCATTGTCAAGGGTGGTTTGAATTGCTTCAGATTCTTCTTTTATTTTATTTCTCTGAAGTTCTTTTTCGGTCTGAACCGCCTGCATTGTTGTGTCAAGCTTGTTGCTTATAGCACTCCAATCTAAACTTTCTACAGCTTTACCTCTTGCGTAGCCCGTTGGCGCATTTCCTGATACATCTATTTTTCTTACAGCCATATTTAATAATTACATGTTAAAATTTAGTAGATAAGGATTGGTGTTCTGCTGCTGATTATATTGACTCAATGATGTTGGCATTGTAGGTTGCATACTTTGTATTTGTTGATTAGCCATCTGAACACTAGAAGGATTAAGCGACATCATACTAGTCGGAGGAGTAATATTACTTCTATAATTACCTTGAAAGTTTAACCCTGACAAATCAGTAGTGGCTTGGTCTGCTTTGCTAAATAGTGGAGTAAACTCTGAAGCTGCCATACCACCAAGTTTGATGGTGCTATCTATCCCTTGCTGTATCATTTTAGTACGAGTCGCTGCCGCATCTGCCGCTCTTTCTACATTACCTTGGTATTGACCTAAATCTAAAGCAACTTTAGCGTCTCTCAAAGCCATTTCTTCTTCTACCGTAGCTCTCTCTAATTCTTGCAGAGCACCAATTTGTTGATTTTGAATGTTTTGCTCTTGTGCTTGCTGAGCCTGTAAAACCTTTCCCGCAGTAGCCGCACCACCTCTTTCATCACCCTCTACCGCTTGTTGCATTTGTGCTGTAGAAGCCACAAGGTTTTGTTCTCTTGCTCTTTCATAAGGCTCCATAGATAAACTTAGCTCTTCCATGTAATTAGTTTCAAGCTTTTTACGAGCATCTTTCATAAATTTAGCCGCATCTCTTTCAGCTTTTGCTTGTATCTTTTTTTGTTTATTAGCTTGAATAAAACTACTCCCTGCACTTACGGCCGCACCTGCCGCCATTACTATTGTTGTTGCTGCTGCCATATTAATATACTTTTATCATTTCTTGACTATATTGGTCTCCCGCATTATAACCAAGTTTTTCATAGGTTTTTATTAGTTTCTTATGCCTTAACAAAGCATAGCTATACTTTTTATTTTGTTTTTTACAAATCTCTCCTAACGTTAAAATTAAAAGGTCTAAAGCCTCTTCTCTTTGAGGTATCTTACGGTATTCTTTGTTTGATATAATCCAATCTACCCAACCCACTTTAGAGTTTGTATTATAAACAAAACCTGCACAAACAGGTATATCTTTGTCCCAAACCATTACTCCCCCCGTCCCATTCTCAGGTAAAAAATCTCTTTGCGGAGGAGTCCACTTCCATTGTTTCCACCAAGGAACTAATATATTATCATAGTCCTCTGTTTTGAGTGGTGTTAAATTTAATTCCATTTCACTACAAAGATAATAAAAAATAAAGATAAGTTTTATTATGGGTTGCTTTTCATTACCTCTGAGCCTATAGAAAATAATTCTACCGCACTAGAAGTAGTAATTGATAATGTTATTTCTGCATAGTCTCCTAACAAACCATAAGATTCAACTTGTGTGTTTTTTACAAGAGTCAACATATTAATTAAATCCGCCCCAACTATACTAGAGGCCGGAGAAGAAGTACCGGGTGAAATATCAACTTCTATCATAGGTTGACCTACAAAAGGTGAATCAGGTGGAACGGGAGGTGTAGCAGAGTAATCATTATTTACACCTATAGCTGTTATAACTCCTGTCCAAAATGAAAAAGATATATTACCCGCTACAATGTTAGATGTAATAGTAAGGTCTCCTACTGCTGCTAAGGGTGATATTTCAAAACCTAAAGGAAAATTTATTCGGTAATTAGTACCCCCTAAAGATTCAACATTTCCTATTGGAAAAGTACCTATACCCGACACTCCCCTTGAATTTATAGCATCACCACCTAACAAGGTCGGAATGGTACTTAAACCAACGTTAGAGTTGGTAACATTGGGGTTATATATATAACTATACATGTGACCTTCTTTGCTTGACACCCACTCTTGGTCACCATTTATTGTTTCATTAAAATTAGTAGTATGAGGAGTTGATTCAAGATTAGAAACGATAGATGTACCCCAACCCACCCCGGTAGTACCTATTAAGTTTATAGATTTAAAAACTTTAGTTTCTAAACTAGACTCATTTAATACTGTAGTTACACTACTTGCAAACTGTTGACCATAAAAATTAGCACGCAAAGGGTTTGTGTTATGCCTATACAAATCACCACCCTTAAAAGTATATAAATAATTATTACTGCCCTGTATCCATTCGGGAACAAAGCTATAAAAAGAAGGCCACCCTTTTACTCCTTCGCTATATGTTAATGTGTATGTTGCCATAGTTTATTTTTTATTCATCTTCACATCTTACTATTCTAGTTATTATTCCATGATTATCAATTTGTATCAAAGCAGTAGAAGATTCAGTGTCATAGTTCAAATCCACCTGATTACTAGTTCCAGGGAAAGTAAGGTCTATAGTTTTGTATTGATTTCCGTTTGTTATGTTCCCCGGATTTAAACCTAAAACTAAACTTACTTTGTACCATTGATATTTATTTGTACCACCCGTAGGATTAACCCCTGCCACTGCACCTTCATTCCACCTAAATTCTGAATTAGTTGGGTTTGGATTCATATAAGCAAAAGAATTAATTGCTAAAACATTATTTCCATAATTAGATTGCACATAAGCACCTATACCGCCTTCATATATAGAAACGCTTTCTGCCGCATTAAAAGTACTTACCATCCATAAAGTGTTTTGATAATTAATAGTAGTCCCCGTACAACTAGGTGTTAAAGCACCATCGTTTGTTTCTAATAATAACTGACTCATATTAAAACCTTGAGGTGTTTGTGGGCATACAATAGTAAATTCAAAACCTGTGTTATTATAACCACCTGCAAAATTTACCTCTACCTGTTGATTAAAAGATTGAGTTTTACATACAGGAATACAAAAAGTACCTATTCGCAAGTCACAAGCTGCTACACCTGTGTTAGCTTGAACAACACCCGCTCCATCTAATCCCATAACAGCCATTTCGGTTACAGTATCATCACCCCTACCACTACTAGCATTGTAATTACTTATTTCTATTTGCTGTGAAGAACCGGTAGGTAAAAACTGTGCTGTTGCATCATCCCATTCTTGAACATCAAAAACAGTAGAATCAGGTGACGCAGCATTATTAGAAATCGGAGGGGCAGGATAAGTGCCTATATTCCAACTACTAGATATACAACCCGGACTACCACTACCGGTCAAACCCGCAAAATTAGTTGTATAATTACCCATAGTACCCACAAAAACTAAATTGTCATACACATTAGTGCTACCACTTGTATTATTATTAGCTGCATATCCATTAAACTGCGCTACACCTTCTGCTATTATCTGTCCTTCAAACTTACACGCTATAGCATCAGGTTGGTTATCGGGGTCTATAGTTACTAAACACACCCCTTGACCTACACCAAGGTCCGCATTTACTTTGTAAAGATTTGTAATCTGTGGGTCTACATTATAAACCGTACCACAAACAATAGTTGCAGGCTCACAAGTAGGGCAATTTAAACCCGGTCCTAAAGAGCATACACCTCCTGCTGCATTAGTTAAGTATCTAACAGTAACACCGTTTGAATAATATCCTTGTGGAGCACATGTAGTAAGTGCCGCATCTGTCCACACACCGGAAGCATACTCAAAGTTGTCTGTATTTATAAAATAAGGTCCAATAGTTGCAGGCATAATTAATTATTTTTTTTTGTTAATATTATATTTAAGTACATACATTACAATTATTTAGTATTATTGAGACTAAATTTTCATATCCGGCTAAAACTGTGGGGTAAGCTCCGGCCGCACTTACACATATAGTTACCGGAACCCCTGGAGTTAAAGCTTGTGTTTGAGTTACCCCCGAAGTGTCAGTATAAGTAAAGCTAATCAAAGCTCCATTTCCTGTGTTCTGAACACTATTTGTAGATATAGTGTATGAAGAAGTTTGTGCTGCCGGACAAGCGCATTGACAACACACTTGGTCTATATTTGCAGGGTCTTCAGTAGCGGAAGGAAAGTGACATAACTCTACAGCAGTGGAAACCCTATAATCATATATTAGATATAAGACCTCTTGCCCTCCACCTCCTGCCGCAGCAGGCATAGTGCCCGTTACGCTATTTACAACTTCAGATGGTGTAGTAACAGTAGGATTTAAAGCAGGATATGTTGCATTAGCTAAAAGGTTCTGAACTCCCGCATAATTACTGCAGTTAAAAGTAGGTCCTAAACCCGCAGTGTTTAATCTAAAAAACCCTAACCTATGTCTTGTAGTGTCAAACACAAAATTATCTGTAGATAAAACCTGTGTAGAGCGCACAGTAATAGTAGAACCATCCGTGGGAAATTGGTCTTCACCCTGAAAACCTGTTAAAGGGTCACATAAAGAAACAACATAAGCTCCCACGTTTCCTAATAAACCATTCGGCATATTAAGTAAGAAATCCGGAGTAGTGCTATTGTCAGGAAACACCGGAGACACAAAAGAACCGGCTGTATAAGTTAATTGATTATGAACTCTTTCAGGAGAAGGTATTGCATATTGAGGAGAGTTAACAACTAATCTTCTAATAACTAATTCTGTAGGAACAGGACACTGAACCACAAACGTAACGTTAAGAGCAGTGGTGTCAAAAAAAGCTATACTTGCAGTAGTGGGGTTTTGAGTAGATTTAGTAAACGATAAAAAATTAGTACCAACAGCAACATAATTAACACCATTATAAGTTGCTGTTATTACATCTACAATAGTTTCAGTTTCCACTGTTACCACCCCTACTGTTGTTCCTAATTCCACGTCAAATACAATAGTGGTTGTGTTAAATTGATAATTAAACGTTGCACCACAAGCAATGGGAGGAACTTCACTTGGCAAATTTCTATCAATATTACTAAACACATATTCGCTCATGTATGGGTCATATCCTCCTAATTTTATTTCATTAGATTCTGCTATAAACAAATCTCTAAAGAAACTTCTCATACCATATTCTGAAATAACTTCTAACTGTTCTGTACTATGACTCCCCCCCTGTAGTTTGATTATAGCTCCTCTTTTTTCATCACTAAAAAATTTATTGTAACCATACTCAGCATAGCTTTCGGGGTTTTTACTTATACCATATTCTTCTAACCTTGCTATTTGTGTTCCTAAAACCACAGGTGTAGCCGTTACAGCACCACCACCCGTTGAATCAGATAATAAATTTTTACCTGATAACACATAAGAAATTTTATCTTCTTGTAATACAAGAATATCACTTTTTCTACCTACTAATTTTTGAACAGGACCAAATGAATCTTCAAGAGGTTTAAAATTAAGAAGACCTAAGTTAAACTCATTTAACTTGTTTATATTACTAAAATCATTGTAAACCCCGCTGTAAGTTAAATCTGCATATCTTTCTGCTCTACCATAGTCTTGTGAAGCAGTAGATGTTACCCTATTACCTAACGCGAAAGAATCTCCTTTTGCTGAGTCTCTAATGGTATAACTTTCACAACCATTACCAAAACAATAACAATTATAATTACTTAATAAAATTAACGCAGGGGTTCCTGCTGCTATATCTTGGTCTTGGTCTCCTGGAGCAGTTCCGGATAAATGATTACCATTAGCCCCTATAGGGTAGTTATCTGCACCTTCAAACCAAACATCCGGCAAGCCATCAGTAGGGATGGTTTCAAAAATTAATAAATTTACCGCTCTAAAAATAGTTATTTCACCTGAAACTTTTGACTTAGCCTTGTCAGTTGTTCCACAAGCTTCAGTTCCACTAATTAAAAATCTTATGTTTTGGTTACCTGAATCCTCAAACCATTGATAATAATTAACACACTCTTCTCCGTTACCATTTAAAGCATCTATATTATTTGTGGTAATATTTATATATGTATTACTTATATCACATGCTCCATCATTACCTACAAAAGCTTCACCTGAATTTTCTTCTATAATGTTCCCAATATTTTCAGAGTTCCACCAATCAATAACAGTAGCATAAGTATCTCCTACAATAAAATCACTTGGTTCATATTTATATGTTCTACGCTCACAGTAGCCTCCACCACCCCACTTTCCTCTTCTTTCGAATTCTAACCTTATACGAACTCGTGTACCCGCGGGCAGTTCCAATGGTGCTCCATAGGTATTTGTAGTTGCATCAAAAGCATTAAATGCAGAAGGGCCTAGTTTTAAAACAGGACATCCTGAACCGCTTCTTGTTTTTGATTGCCAACCCGTAGTGGTTATAGCATCTGCAGGAATATCTAAATTAACACCACTTGCTTTAATTTTCATATATACACCTGCCGGAGCATCCGTAGAAGGACCTGAAGGGTCAGCAGGGTCTATAGGTATTTTAATAAATCCTTCTGGTTGAGATTTTTTTTCTAAAACTGTTAAGTATTTACAAGAATTTATAGGACCGGACATATCTGCTTTAACTACCAAACGAGTACCATCTTCTACTTTTCGTGCATTTTCTCCTTCTAATAAAATATACGCATCTGCTGAACCGGTAGCTTGAAACACTTGATTTGCAAAAATTGTTTCGTACGTAGTCCCCGATGGTTTAATGCAAAACTTATAACTTTGTGCCCACCAAGGAGCTATTTGTGAAGTTGGTATTTCGACACGTATTCTGTTTTGAGTATCACTTGAACTACATCCAATATGCACAGCATTATTTAAACTTGTAAAAGCTGTAGTTGCTCTTTTAAAAGCATCCATATAAACTATACCAACCTCATATCCCCGATTACTATGTAAACTAGGTGGGGCTGCAGGTGTTGTATAAAACACTTCAACTTCTTTTATTCTATAGTAATGTAAATAAGACTTGGAATCATCAGTGGTGTCATTAGGGGTTTGACAATATCTAATAGCAGGAAATGTAAAAATTAAAGAATCTCCCAACGCAGATACTTGTATGCCCTGCCCATAAGCATCTACTCCATAATCTACTTTATACAAACCAAAATCAGTAACAAATGGTGGTTGAGCGGGTTGATAAGGACTTAATGTAGTGGTGAACCCTTCAGGAACTTTTTGATTCCAAAGGTCTGTTAAGCTATTTCCTAAATCAGCAGTAACCATAGGTTGTGCACCAAAAGTTCCAATAGCGGTTAAAAAATTAGGATTAGCTGCTAAATCAGCTACACCACCAAAATCAAGAGGTAGTGTGTAATCAAACTCTATTGTAAAGGGTGTAGGTGGTACGGCTTGAGCAATTGTAGCTTGCGGGTTAGTTGCAGTAGTCCCACCAAGAATCTGCTGATTAAAACCTGACAAACTTTCTATAGAAAAACTTAACACTGAGCCCGCCAACAAAGTACTTGCAACACTGCTTAAATCTAAAGTAAACTGAGCGTTTGCAACAGTTTCAGGTGCGGGGCCAATATTATAAGTAAAAGGACCAAAACTAGCACCCGTAGTTAAGTCTGCCTCTCCTATATCATCAGATTGAACAGAACACTGATAGTCAATTCGAGTTTCAGGAGAGTTTGGTTCATCTGCATTTTTTAAATCATAGTTTTCAACATAGTTTCCATAAACCAATCTATTACCCATTATAGTTTGCGCCTTAGCAAACCTAGGCACGTTATCATATAATCTTAATATTTCTGAATCGGGTAAAACAGTAAGTATCTTGCTAGTATCAAACTGTCTGCTTAAAAATATATTATCAGCTATATTGTCTTTGCTGATTCTTTCCATTATTTTTATTATGCTATTATCATTATCTTTCCATAACAATTCAATACCTGTAACCAATTCGCTTCCCGTGTTAAAGGTTATATTAGCAAGATTAAAATTATTTATCATTCCCTCATTTAAAAAACTTTGAGGACTAAAAGCAAATGATTTAGGAATAAAAGCAGGGTTGCTAAATTGTGAAGTAGCTGAATATTCACCATCAGCATAACGATACCTATATGCAAAAGAAATAAACCTTTCTTCTAAAAAATCTATTTCATCAGGGCCACTAGATAATGAAACTGTTGGTGCATAAGTAGGAGGTTTTTTGATAACTCTTATTTCTTCAGCAGAAAAATTATCTGTACTTATTACGTTACCCCCCGAAATTGTTGGCGCACCATAAGCTCTATTTACATTAATACATCTTGGAGGGTTTCTATCATCTGTCCATAAAAGTAAATCATCTACTAAATTTACTCCTGTAATTACAAATTGAGGATTAAAATTTAAAGTGCTCCTATTAGCTGTTCCCTCTTGAACGCTAACCAAGTGGTAAGATATTTGTCCCGTGTTATCGTTAAAAGATACAACCAAATCTAATATGGTGGTTGTTACAACCCCCCCACCTACTGCTCCCGTAAATGCCGGGTCATGAACAAACCAATAAATAGTTTCGCTTTCATTATCAGGGATAGAACCTATACATACTGCACTGTCAGAAAGTTCTGTATTGTTAAACTGAAGAGTAGTAATTTTAGTATTACCCCTAGTTATTTCTATTGAACCAATTTCGGTATCTTCTGTAGAACCTAAACGCAAATTTTGAGCGTCTACATATTCTCCGGGTGGCAGTAAACGTTCATCTACCGACTTATTCATTTTACCTGCCGCAAATGTTCTTTTTACCTGTACCATTATTTAATCCATTTTTCTCTACCTCTTAAATTCATTAAGAGTCTGCCTGAGTGAATATTACTTAGTCTAAGCTTAGCATTTCTCATCAAAGCACTTTTTCTTTTTCTTTTCCTAGCAACTATATATTCTTGAACACCAAACTTACTTGATAGTATTGCATAATCTATATAAGCATATAAATAATCTTCAAACAACTTGTTTACAGAAACTTTTGAGTCATTACCTCCTTCCATTCCATCGGAAATATATTCTAAAACACATTGCTCACCAATCATAGTAGAGTTAAAATTTATAACACCTCCCTTTTTATCTATTCTAAATGTAGGATTCATATTAGCTGTTTCTGTGTTTAAGCCATAGCGAGCTCCTATATTATAATCAAAATACCAACTACCTTCATAATAATATCCCTCTTGTCCATCAAAAGGATTGTTTTGATTTAGGTATATACTTTTTTTAGTGCCAGATATTCTATCTAAATCTAGGGGAGAAAATTGTGGACTAAGTATATTACCATCTTGGTCATATAAATAATTACCTTGATTATCTTTTAAATATGCCAAAGCTGTATTAGCTTGTATGTTTTCTGTTAATGGTCTTAAACAACCATCTTTGTATAAAGATATTCTAACCCAATTTACATAATCAGGAGGTAGTATCATAAAAGCTTGACTATTAACCTCTACTTGTAATATTTTAACTTCTTTAAAAGCATCATAGTTTAACTCTTGAATTGCCCTTTTAGCATGAAATAATACTTTATATCTCTCTTCGTTGGACACAAGTGTGTCATTATCATTATAGATTAACATATAATTATTAACTATATCAACTAAACTAATATATTGATAAGACCCCCAATTTGTGTCTATAGGAGATGCACCATTATTTGTATAATATTCTAAGTCTGATATATAAGCCATAATTATTTAGTTTTTTGTTCATTATCTTCAGCAGCCTCTAAAGCTTGACCATATTGAACCGCTTGAACTTCTCTAATTGTAAGTCCTCCATATTGTAAAATTCTTGCTACTAAATCTTGAAAATTATCATCGGGTAACTCAAAATCTTGATAGTCAGCAGCACTCTCGTTAAATAAAGCTCTACCCGATACTGTCAAATAACTCCAATTAGGTCTTTTAGGGTATCTTATATATTGACAAAATACCATTCCTTTTTCATTTATAGTTTCAATAGGATATATTTCTGCAGCTTGATTGCCCGAATCTTTATCTCCTCGTAAAACGTATGCAGGGAACTGAGTGTTTGGGGCTGTCAAGTTAGAACCTGTTAAGTTAAATATTTTTTTCTGACTAACCTTTTCTATTTCTATCAATCCTTTTTTAGAAAATATTTTAAAAGAAGGTAATGTAGCTCCGTTTCTCCATATAAATAAATCTGATGTATATATTTGCATAGGAGGACCGGGTGTTACAAAAGACATTAAAGTAGATACAGGATATTCTGTAGCAGGGTCTCCTGCAGGTAGTAAATTAACTACGTAGTCACCAACAGACAATGCGGGACCTGTATCAAATCCAAAGTTTCCTCCTATATTATTACCTTTATCGGGAAAAGCAGTAGGTAAAGAAGTAACAGAAGCAGCAGGTATATCATATAATAAAGTAGGTAAATAAAACAATTTATTTATAAAATAATAATCATAAGGTAAACTATACAAATTATTTATAACATTGCTATTAGCATTAACCGACCAATTTGCCGATTGAGGTTGAAAACTTTGATTAGTCAAAGCTACCGTTTCTGAAAAAATACTAATAGTTTCTTCTATGCCTTTTGCAATATCAGGGTAGCCTGTATCTGCTCTTCTAGTTGCTCTCTTTGCGATTTGCATATTATAGTCCATAAACAAATCTTCAAAAATATCTAACTGTGCTTGATGAGCAAACAAGTTAAATTCTTGCGGAGTCATATATCCGTAATTATTTTTGTTCAGCAGAGCTAAACACATTTGGTATACTTGGTTAATCATAAATACAAAGATAATAAAAAAAAAAGGTGGGCTATTTTTTTTTAAGGTATCCGTTTCATAGAAATGTTTGTTATAAATAAAGGTGGTAATTGTTGTACCGGTGGCGCATAAGGTTCGGGTAAAGGAAAATCATAACTTACTTCAGTAGAACCCATGCCTGTTCTTGCTGTTTGAAAAGCATTTTTAAAGCCTGTAATAACTCTTTTGTTTATATCTTTAGTGTGAGTTAGTTGAACAAAAACTCCAGAGTTATAATAAATATTTATTTGAGTATCACTAGCTCGTTCACAGAATAACATACCCTCTACCGGCAAGTATTCTTTTTGATAAGGATTTATAGCACTTTCTGTTTTATTCCAAAAATAAAAACATATATACTTATAATTTTGTGAAACTATTGACATAAAGCAAAGATAATAAAAAAAGGGGACTAGTGTCCCCTTCTTTACTAAGTAGCGATTTAACTATTAACCTATTGCAATACTTGAAATAGTTGCTGCCGCTCCTGTAGCATCAACTAAACCGGTTAAATCAACATCATATTTTGGACTTTTCCATGATGTTTGAAGAGCCGTAAGTATGGAGTCTTGAATACGGTCTTTTGCGCTTTCGTCAGAAGCTGCAAAAGCTGCACTAAAAGTAATAGTTGCAACATCTGTATTTGCATCTGAACCATAATACGTTAACGTAACCGTAGATGTACTAGCTTGCAGTACTGTTATAACTCCGTTTATAGATAATAATTGTGGTGTTCCCCCATCTATAGGGAATGATAAAAATTTTTGCATAATATAAAAAATAAAATATTTATGTGAGACTATTCTCGATACAAAGATACATTATTTATTTAAGTGTTTTCTCAAGCAACTTTAATGCCTGCTCACCTTCTTCACTCTGTAAATAACTCGCAACTATATATACATCGTCTTCACCGGCAGGAACTACCACCATTCTCTTTTTATTTGATTTGGTGTTGAAATAAATATCTTTGCCTCTTTTTAATAAAATTCCTTCATCAAAAAACATTTGAACTTTTGCATTGAACTTTAACTGAGGGTCATTGATAAGATTAATAAACTCTTCAGGTTCATTTTTAGCAAAGACCAATATATCTCTTCTTATTTCTGCCGTACTTATTCTTGTAACATCTCCAAATAATACTCTACCAATCTCAACAACTTGCTCAACACTTAAAGAACGAGCTTCTATAAGAGCATCAACCTGTAAATTTAAAGTTTCTACATCTTGTCTAGCATCTTTTTCATTGTTTATTTCTTCAAACTTTGTGCCATTTAAAGGATGTATTTCTAAAAATTTTTGCAGTAATTGATTTTGTTTTGGAACAAATAACATTCCATCTTCGAATATAATTGGTTCTAATATTACATTAGAATCTTGTTCATCTTCATAAATGCTTTTTTGATTAGCAGAATACCTAAGAGGTCTATTGACTCCTGTTTCTTCATCAAAGTGTAATATGGGAAATCGTCTTGTGTGACGTGTGGGAAGCATATAGGATAGGGGTTGTTTGTTGCTTAATAACCTATATGACTTATCTTCAAATTTTTGTTTCTTTTTCATTTTAATTTAATTTAATATAATTTACTATTTAAAAGATAATAAGAGTGTCTCCTTAAAGAGACACTCCAATTATCAACCATCAACTATGCGTTGAAAATTACAAAGTTGTTAGCACCTAAAGTACAAACACATCTTTCTGATAAAAAGTTTACTTGCATTTTATCAATATCAGATGCAGATGCACCTCCTGCTGAACCTGTAATCCACGTTTTGTAACGTCTGTCTTCAGCTTGTGAAGCTCGGTATCTTACGTGTAAGAAAGGTCTTTTTGCATTTTTACCAAGAATTTGGTCATAAACGGTTGTAGAACCCGCAGGCACTAATAAACCATTTACTGCACCTCCTCCTGCTACTGCAGATAGACCTCCTCTCATTGTTGGGTCATTTAAGTATTTCCAATCTGACTTGTAAAAGTCATATCCTCTTCGGAATCCTGTGAAACCTAGATTCAATGCCATTTCCTCATCATTATCGAATAAACCATAAGATGTACCACCTACACCATAAGAGTTTTGTGCCGCTAACATATCATCGATGTCAAAACCGAAGTCTCTGTTTACAAACACTACGTTCTCTTCAATAGCACCTTGCTTATCTAGTCTTGAAATAACTGTATCCCAATCAGCTAGAGCAACAGGGTTACCACCAGCCCAAACGTTTCCTCTTTGGTTTATAGTGTAAAAAATTCCTTCAGAACCTTTATTACCTATGCCATCAGCGTTAGTAGTAGCTATACCTGCCACACCTGAACCCGGGTCAGCCGGAACTGCTTCAATCATTGCAGTTTCAAGATAATCGTCAAAACGTAATCTTGTTTCATGCTCTGATTTTAAATACCATAAGTATCCTGATGCACCATCTTCAGTAGTCACTTCTACCCATCCTATTTGCGCCATATCTGAACCTGATACTGTGTAAGTATCTTTTAAGATAATTGGCGAATTATTAAAGAATAAGTCGTCAGCTTCTAATGAACCTTGCATACCTTGAGCTCCTTTTACAAATTCAGAACCGTAAATAAATACAGTAAATGTGTCAGCCGCTCCACATGTAAAACCTGCTGCATCATAAAACTTTACAGTAAAAGTGTCTGCTGCACCGGCATTTAATGTAACATTTGAAACTATCGCTTTATGAGAAGAAGAACCATTATTGTTTTGAATAAAAACAGTTTGACCTTTTCTAATAGCGATGTCAGTAGTAGCAGGAACATATCCCGCTTGAGCGTTTACTATAAATTGCTGTGTGTCTACAGCAGGAGCTACCGCTCCACCACCTGGTATTGCTATGTTTGTATATTTTGTATGTAACCTTCCTTGCTCCGCCCAACTAATTTGGTCAGACATTGAAGGCATTTCTGCTCCCACCATTCTTAAGAATGAAGAGATAGTTCTATTACCATATCTTTCAAATTCCTTTTCAAAAGTATCAGGTAGATACTGATTCAAGAAATCAAAATTAGTAATATAGTTTGATTGTAGGGCTACTTGCTCCGCATTTGGAAACAACTGAAACCCTGGGGTTGCTTGTATTGCCATTTTTAACTAATTTTTTTTATTATTAACTCTTTTTAAAACTTTTTATTCTTAAACCACGTCCACTATCAGTGTTTAGTGATTTAATTCTCATCCCTCCTTTACTAGTTACTTCAGGTGCGTTACGTGTAGACATTTTTATATTTTTAGTCTTACGCATCACATCTTCAGCAGCAGCAGACTTGCCTTGCTCATAAAAGAACTGAGCAAATCTTTGGGGATTCATAGCCGCAGATAATGCCATGTGATATTTAGAAGCATCTTTAATTAAGCCATTTTCATCTAAATGTTTAGATAAAAACTTTTCAGGACTTAACTGTTGCTTTTTAATATCATCAGCGCTACCGGGTGAATAAACTAGTTTTTGCTCCCCTATTTGCAATTCAAAACCTTTGAACTCAGGATTAAAAACCTCGTTGGTTCGTTTAATAAAATACTCACGTTTTCTATTAACTTCCTCTTCAGCCGTCTTTGCGTCCTTAACATATTGCTTATAGTTTTTTAAAATATTTTTATCCTCATCCGAAAGACTTTCTCCTCTTGACTCAACAGGTTGTCTGTAATTTTCTTTGAGTGAATTAAAATATTTCTTTGCCTTAGCAATATTCTTTTTTTTCTCTAACTTCTTTTTTCTTATAACATCAGGCTCGTCAACTTCTTTGTCATAAGAAAAGTCTTGTAGCATATAGCTAACATCTTCTTCATCTAATCCCTCTTCAGTAGCCATATAGTACTCTTTTAGTAGAGTATCTTCAGGTATGGTGTTAAAGTCTTTGTTAAGCTTAACATAGTCTTCAAAACCTCTACCCGTTTCTTTTCTATATTTTAAATAAGCAGAAACATCTTCAGGCAACTCTTCTTTATCCTCTCTCTCCCTGAATAATTCATCTACCGATTTTATTTCTTTATTATACCTTTCATTTATATGTGAAAGTATATCATCTTCACTTAAGGCTTTTTTCTCTTCTTCCTGAGCCTTTTGTGTCGGAGGAACATCTTGTGTTTTTTCAACACTATTTGTTTCCTCTTTAGTTTCTGCAACAACCTGTTCTGTAGCTTGTTGTTTTTCTTCGTGTTTTTGTAGAAGTTCTTTTTCAATCTCTTGTTTAGATTTTTCTTCTACATGCTCTACAGCTTTTACTTTTATGTTTTTATTTAATTCCATTAGATATAATTTTATACAAAGTTAATAATTTATTTAATACAGATTTAGACATAAGGTTTTGTGACCTTAGCCCTTTTAGTGTTAGCCACAAACTGCTTTCCTTTTCTACCACCTCTCTTCTTTTTACGAGCAGTTTTTGCCCTTTCAGCTTTTGACATTGACATTGCTTTTTTATAAGGCAAGCACCTGTCAGGGTTTTTTTTATTCTTACTTGTACCACAAGCACCCTTAATAGAACCATCTGTTCCTATTCTAACCCATTTTTCGCTTACCCATTTTTTTAGCTCTCCCATTTACTTTTTTTTATGTTTTTTTCTTATTGCTTCTTTTCCTTTCTTAAATATATTTGCTATTTTATTTTTGCCCATAACCTTAGCTCTTTGCTCGGCTACTGTTAAGATTTGTATTTTTCTAGCAAAAGGCTTAGAAATATTCTTTACTTTTCTTACAGTCTTATGTGCATCACTAACTGTAGCAAATTTAATACTTACAGTATCTTTTGGGTTTTCATCCGTATATAATCTTCTACCAGAACCTTTAGGTTTTTTACCCGTTCCTACTTTGGGGTCTTTATTTTTTCTTTGCATGAACCTTTTGAACATCAAAAGCTGCAGATAAACTAGCTCCCTTGTGAGCTTTAAATTTACCCGTATGCTTCATTAATTTATATGAATTACCTTTTTTCATCCAATGAAAACCTGCCGGAGCTTTTACCATTTTTTTTGCCATAGTTGTATTTTTTATTTTTTACCTTTTGCACCCTTAGCATAATTAGGGTCTTTACAATATTTACTTGCGCCCATTGCGGCATAAGCTGACCATTTACCATATTTTTTCATAGCCCATGCTTTTCCCGCGGGACAAATTTTATTACCTTTTTTCTTTCTTGTTCTTGCCATATTATCTAGGTCCGAATTGCGCCAAATCAAAACCATCTAAAGTGTCCTCATTAGATTCAAACTTTTGAGGCGGTAGATTGTTTTTCTTTTGGTCTATTAATCTACTTTGTTGATTATTTTGTTGTGTTATTCTATCTGCCTTAGCCTTTTCTCTTTGAGTCTCTCTTGATTGTAAAGCATTTTCACTTATGTCTCTAAGTTTTAAATTATACTCAAACTCTTCTCTCATAAGTTGAGATTTTAACTGAGCCTCCTGTTTCATTTTTTCTACCTCAAACTGTATCTCTGCCTGCTTAAATTGTAATTTAGATTGTATCTCAGCTTGTTGTTTTTGCATTGCAAGTTGAGCAGCCATTTCTTGAGACTTTAATTGTTGTTGCGATTGCATAGCCTGTTGTTGCATTTTCATTTTTTCTTCCCTATCTTGCTTTTGCATACGCTTTACTTTTAACAACTGATTAGCAAGCTTTATGTTTTTTATCTCTCTAATATCTATTGCATCTTCTAAATTTATATCTTGTTTAGAAAGAGCCATCTGTATATTAGCTTCTAGCTTTTGTTTTTGCTCTTCGTCTGGAGAAACTTCTATAAATATACCAAAGTCATATATGTATAAATCTTTTATGTCATTTAAAATAGAAACATTATACTTTCCTATTTTATTAATAAATGAATCTTTAAAATCAGAGTACTCTAATATATCAGCTACCCTATATGATAAACCCTCTGCTAGTCTTCTATATAAAAACAAACTACCATCTAATATATGTCTAGTTGCAGTATTTGAATTTAATGCTGCTAGTTTTTGAACACCAACTAAAGAGTTAGGGTCAGGTGTGCTTCCGTCTCTAGCTTCATTTAACCCTGTAACCGCCCTAATCATGTTTAGATAATGATTGTAGTTGGATACTAAAGTTTGAACTTTACCCGCACCTGAGTTTGTATTTAGAGGTGTAATAGGTGTTCTAGCTTGATTAAAGTCACCATCTTGTGTGTAACTTCTACCTATAACACTACCTGTTTGAAAGTACAAACGCAAAGCATCTTCAGGATTATATTCATTACCTGTTCCTAAGTCTACTTCATTTAAACCATCTGCATCAATAAATACACCATCCGGAACAGTACGAGCAATAACTTGTTGTAACTTTAAATGAGTAATTTGTATTAAGTCAGCAAAAGGAATCATTCTTCTTACCAAAGATTCTATAACACCTTTATACATTCGTGGTGCTACAGCCACATAATTAGGTAGTGCATGCTGATGAGCTGACTTTGGTCTTACCATATTACTTGCCAACTCCCACTTTAATAAAATGTTAGTACCCATAACCATAATACCATTGTACCAAACATCAATAGTCTTTTCTACTTTTTCAAAGTTACCCTCATCCATCATTTCTTGCGGTGGATTAAAGTCGTCACTTTTAGGAATCATTCTTACGTTTCCGTTCTCTGAAGTCTTTTTCTTATAAACAATTTTTTTAGTAGTTTTATAATTAAAGTACATTAACGTAGCAGTATCTTTATAAAAAATATCATTCTCATAATATTGAGCTACATTATAATAATTATACCAACTTTGACTATACTGTGTAATTTCTTCTAAATCCTGATTAGTTAAAGATTGGTCTATCTTTAACAATTCCGTAACAGGAACAGTTTTTATTTCACCCCAATAAAAACAATCTTTAAAATGTGGGTCTTCTGTATAGCTATATACTACATTAGCAGGGTCTACATAACTTATCTTAACACCACTTCCTTCTAAGAACTCATGCTTTGCAATAGCAATACCCAAAGTGGTTAAATCATAATCATACCTTTTTCTGAGGTCTTCATAATGGTTTTCATCAAACATGGTATTGATAGCTTCTTCTTCAGCTATTTCAATAGCAGGCTTATATTTAAGCTGCATATATAACTGTAACTCTTCATCCGTTTCTGGTAGTTCTTCAGGGTCCATACTAAAAGGGTCTACACCACCTTTTTTTTGAATAATCTCTAGTATGGGTTTAGCTGCCATTTGCCCCTCTATCATGTCTTGATATTTACTTCTCTTAGATTGAGACATAGCATCTTGTGCATAGGCTTTTACTTTAAACAATCTATCTGACATTCCATTAACAACAATGTCAACAAATTTAGGAAGTATGGGTACAGGTGTCCAATCTAAATTTAAATGAGAAAGGTCACCATCTATAGCAATTTCGTTTTTATATTTAGCAACTGATTGCTCTCCCCTTGCATATAATCTTAATCTGTGAAAATCTCTCCACTGACTATAATATCTGCACTGACTAGAGTCTTTTCTAAACCACTCATATTGTATAGCTTGCCCGATTTGAAGACCGTACTCTTTAGTGGCCTTTTTCTCATCCGAAACGAATTGAGTTGGAAACGCTGCTTGATTTATTTCTATGGTTACTACTTTGTTGCTTTTCATTGTATTATTTCACTCCTTAATCCACGGTTATTATACCTTGCAAAGTTAATACTTATTTTTGATTGTTTTTTGTTTGATGCGTATAGATGCTTCTGATTTGCCATAATCGCCAAGCCTGAACTAATAGTAGCATCATAATCAGTTCGATTATTTATATCAAATTTAGCCCAATCTTCTAATGTTCTTATAAAAGGCATACTGCCCATAATGTCACTTTCTCTATAGGTTTCTGTTAAATCTAAACCTACATATTTTTCTACATAAGACTCTATAGCTGCGGCATGAGCTTGCTTTACATCTTCAGAACTATTAGGTATACCACCTAGTTCCTTTTCTGTTTTAGAAAGTTTTAACAATGGTTTATCAGGTCTGTTTATTGAAAACCCTCTATATCCTCTGTTTTTTAAATGATACAATAATCTTGGCTTATTGTTTTCTACTAAAATAGGCATACCGTAAAAAACACAAGCCATTAAAACTTCTTCAAAAAATATTTCTGCTGTTTGAGGTCTTGCAATGTATTCTAAAAAAAACTCATTGCTAGGTATTTCATCCATATTAAATTTGGTCAACCCATGTAATGCACCATTAGAACCTTTACCACCAACTGTTCCTGATATATCATAAGAGTCACAACCAAAAGAACCTAAGTGCTCGTTGCCTGGATACTTAACACCCCTTCTTTCTACTACATTATTTTGCATTTGTTTTGGTAGCAACCAACTTATTAAAAACCTTCCTCTACTATTTGGAGTCCATATAACATTACTATCCTTAATTCCATTTGCCCAACTAAAACTACCCCTAGTCAAATGGTGTTCTTTAATTAAAGAATCATTATAATCTATTTGTTGATATATTTTAGTTAAATTAAAAAGAGAAGACTTGCTTTCATCTCTAAATGCGTGAGACTCTGTTCTAGGAAACTGTCTATAAAACTCATTCAAAGCATCGGCATCTGATTTTAACGAATCCACTTCTGCTTTCCAATAATCTATAGCTCCTTGATATATATACTCCCCATCTACACCCTCTACTTCTTTTTTAGGATTATAAAAAACAGGCATACCATATCTATCTATAAAACCCTCCATATTCCACTCCATGGGTATAAACAAAGAATACATTCCACTTTTTGTTTGACCATTTGCGTTTCTTGTATTTACATTAGAGTCTTCAAATAGTTTTTTAAAATTACCACCCCCTTTAGATAAAGCATTAGATGTAGAACCCATTAAACACTTCCCTATTATTTTACTACCTAATCTTAAACATGTTTTAGTAACCCTCCAATTATTTAAAATGTTATTTGGCTTCACCCACTTACCACTTTCATCATGTACTAATAGCAATAATTTTTCCCCATCATAAGAGTTGTCGTCAGTATTCTTCCAATCTATTGTAGTGTCTAAGCCATACAGCTCTTCATTAGCCACATCATACATATTTTTTTTTGTAATCTTAGATGCAGGTATTCTAAAAGCTAATTCAGTTTTTGGTTTATCCATACCATCTTGAATAGGCTTGAAAAAAAATGGGAGTCTGCTAGAAATAGGAACTACTTTGTCAGTAAACATTTTTTTTGCATCAGAACCGGTTTTAGATAATATACCCACTCTTGAATCTTTTGCTAATGTTCCTACATTAATACATTCTGAAGAGCCCATATATGAAAAACCCGACCTTCTTATTTTTAAATAAGTCATGCCAAAGCATCTTTTGTCAGCTCTACAAGCCTCCCAAAACAAAAAGAAAATTCTATTTGCCTCTCTATAATCAGGATAACCAACATCTATATTAGTCCATTGTAAATACATATAATGAGACCCTGTAATATAAGTGGGTTTGCCTTTATTCATAAACCAATAACCATCCTCTCTTTTATCAAACTCATTCTCTATATAATCTACCCACCTACTTTTAAATTCTTTAGGAGCATCATTCCATTGAAATATAGAGTTTATCTTAGACAAAGATTTTGGCAATTCTTTTCTTTCCCAATATTGTTTAGTAGTATTATCATCTCTGCTATAACACTTCTTAGGAGCTTGAGGAAGTCCTATTATAAGTCCTGATATATTTATTATATCACCAACTCGACCCGTTTTAGAAATGTTTACAAAATCATATTTTTCATTATACCCATACCGCCAAGTTCCACCTCTATTTTTATTGGACAAAACTCTTTTAGGTATGTAGTTATCTAAAACTTTATATAAACTATTTTGAACGTCTTTCTGCAAAACCTTGTTTAGTATCTATTTTTTTAACATTATCTAAATCTTTTAAACTTTCTTCTTCTCCATCTATTCTGTTTAATATTTCAAAAGCATCAAAGATTGCTAGCTTTTTAGTTGCTGCTGCATTTTTTAATCTATCTGCCGCCAACTCGTCCTCTGGGTCAGGTTTAATAATTTCTTCTTTAGCCACTTTAATTAACTGCCTAACCGCTTTTCTACCCGCTTCTATAATTTGTAATTTTAATTCTTTTGAATTCATCTTAAGATAGTTTTAAAAACATTACTTGAACTAACCTTGAATCATTTCCTTCGCCAAAATTATCATATATATTTCTGGAGTGCTTATGGTAAGAATCAAAAGCCACTAACCTATTATACTTCATGTTTACAGTACAACTTTTCGAATTGTCTTCATTATAAAATGTTGTACCTGCTCCTTCAGGATATGTTTTATTTAAATATAACAAAATGGTTTTGTCGCCCATCATTTCATCTGAATGAATGTAATTTGGTTCTTTTTGTTTAAAAGGAGATTGTCTTACAAAATTATACTTTACATGATAATCGTTAAATAACATCAAAACTAATTTTTGCAACTCATCGTTTTCTCTTAGCTGAATTCCTTTAAATATATTTTTACCATCTTCAACATCTACAAAATTATTTGATAATATATCTGAAACGTACTTATCAGGGTTTTTTATTATATCATCAAAAATAATTAGATTCATAATTTTATAGTTATTTGGTGGTCGTATATTCTGTACACCTTTTCATCATCTAACATAAACTCATACTCTACATTAGGAACAAACGAAACTATGTCACCATTGTTTACACCCTTGCTTTTTAAATAATCATTAGCATATAACATTTCCCCCATCAAAGGCTCGTTAGAAGTATTTTTAAAAATTATACTTTCTTTTTTTTGAATAGGCTTGACAAAGCAGTATCTATCATAAGTATTCCATCCACTTTTATTTTTAAATAAAAAAAACTGCTCATTATCTACTAAAAAATAATCATCTTTTAAAAAGCTTTTACCACTTTTTTGTTTACCACCTATGTCATAATAATATTTAAAAACATTATGATGAACTAACAAAACATCCCCTTTCTTAATATCTCCATTGTAATTTATTGGAGTTTCTATTACTTCAGCTTCTCTATTTGAAAAACTTGCATCCTCTTGAGATGTGCTAATTATAATGTCTTTACCTCCTATATTTTTAGTGTTATTGTATCTTTTTTTATTTACAGGAGATACTATAAACTGTGTGGGGGACCTCATTATATATTTATATTATATTCTAAAGACACAGGAACAGTGCTACTAAACTCTTTCCATTTTAAAATAACATCACCTTCTCTAATATAAATTTTTACAGACTGAGAGTCTTCATCAAATTTAATAAGTTCTATGGTGTGATTTCCGCCCAAAACAGTTTGGCCTACGATATAGTGCATAGCTCCCGACTTGTAGTCAGGACCTACAGATATTTTTCTAATTTCCATTTTATTTTATTTAAACAACAATTTTAACGCTGTAGTTTCCTCCACCGTCATTAGTTTTGTATAATTGCCCTGTGCTCAGTCCTGCCGCTATAGCTGCAGCATTATTAGCCGCAGTAGGTAAATTAATTACTGCTCCCGTAGTAGCTCCACCTAACAATCCTAATAGTTGTTGTGCAGTAAAGTTTTTAGTAGCGTTGCTACTATTAACATCTGTACCAATTAATTTGTCTGTTAACTCCGGATTTGTTACGTCTGTATATGTACTAATTTTAGGCATTATTTATTTTTTTTTAATTGTTCTTCTCTTTTTACTTTAACCTCCTCTGGAGTTATTTCTTTCATATATTCAGATTTTTGTTTAGTAGAAACCTTTCCTGTCTCTAAGCTAATTTTAGCATCTTTTCCATATTTAGTAACCATTACTCTTTCTTTCTCTACTAATTTGGTTTTTATTATACCAAGTACTTTTTTAACGTTTTCTTGTTCTAATATATTATCAGCTAATTTAAGTTTAGCTGAATTTAAATCTTGAATAACTTTTTTAATATCATCTAACTCTTCCTTAGTTAAATAATCATCTATTAATTCTTCTTTTGACATTTTGATTAAATTTTAAATTATATACAAATATACTAATATTTTCCTTGTCTGTTTTTTGGAGAAGATTTTGTTGAACCTCCTTTACCGGCCCACAATACTTTGCACGCCCAATACTGAGCACTTAGCTTACTTTTCTTTTCACCACACTTGTGTCTAGCTCTAAAACTTTTACGTGCTGCAGTAGAGTAATTATGCCCATAACCTTTAGCACCAAAATGAATAAGCTTTTCTTTACCACCCTCACAAGCTTTTACCATTCTTTTTTTACCTAGCCTAGTACTTCTCATCACCTTATTACAAGGCATATCTTTTTTACTTCTTCTCATTGTTTTTTAACCTTTTCAAGTGACCTTCCTCCAAAATAACTCGCTACAATTGTAATTAACACAAGCTGTAAAAGGTCAACCCATTTTCCTTCAACTTTGAAATCAATAAAGCCTGCATCAATAAATATTAGTAACATAGTACATACAATAACAAAAACTAAAACAAGTGGTCGTACATTTTTACTTAACCACGAATCACTTGCCATGTCTACTTTCCATCTATCCGTTATATTTGCTTCTATTTTTGCTTGATGGTTTAAAACTAATTCTTTTAATTTTCTTTTAGCTTCTTTTTTTTCTGCATCTGTAGTAACTAAATTGTCTACAATCGCTCCCGCAGAATCAAGTAGCTTACTTGCACCATCTCCTAATATTTTATTTAAAACTTTCATACTAATAAATCTTTACTATCTAATAATGTATATGTAAAACTATTACCCCACTTATCGCGTGCTACTCTGCATATATCCATAAACTCATGCCAATCATCATTAGCAGCTATTACTTGACAACCTGCTGACCATTTATCTACTTGGGTAGATTTTTTTCCTCCCCACTTTGTTGCTCTATGAATATTAATTCCAAACAATCCCGTTTGTGTATTGTCATTACTTAAATCAAACTTACCGTCTTTATTAGCATCACGATATACTGTGACCGGTCTACATTGCCCTAACGCTTCGTATCTACCTTGGTGTAATCTTATTTTATGAGAACCGCGAAACTGACCTTCCTTCAATACGGCCACCCCTTCCTTTCTCATTATATTCTGCTCCCAATATCTTCCGGGGTCAGTAGTGCAATCATAACAATAAAACTCCCAATGACCATCACACATAAAAGATAAAGTTATTTTATCATCAAACTTATTAGTAACTTCTGTTCCTGTTTCAGAGTTTCTTACTCCAACTATGTTGAGATTATAGTCTCCGTTTTCAAACCATGCAAAACCTTTACTCTTTACTGTTTTCTCTATTATGTCTTTTGATAAATTCATAATTACATAAATTTCTTTAATACTAATTCTTCTACTTTTTTTTGAGCCTCCTTAATACATAATTGAAATGTTAAATCAGCTTCATGTTTCTCGACTACTTCTTTATTATAAAATATAATAACTGTAGGAACAGAAAGTATTTTGTATTTTTTTACAAGATTAGGAGAGTCTTCTACATTAACCATATAAGTTTTTACATCCTTAAACTTAGATAAGTCAACCATATTATCTTTATTCCATTCTGCATAAAACTCTACAACAACAATATCTTCTTTTAAAGCATCACTAAAATCATCTTCTTTAATTGACATCTGACCAAAAGAAAATGCCGTTGTTAATAATAATAAAAATAAAAACTTCATTTTTGTATTACTTCGTACAAACGTTCATCCATTACATCTAATTTTTTTTCTATAGCATCTAAACTTTCTTTATTAGATAAAACAGTTTGTCTTATTAATTCATTTTTCATGTTTATTTCATTAGCACTTGGGTAATCATCAAACTTTTCTACTTTAACTTCTATAGCGTTAACTTGACCAACTAAATTATAATAAGTTCCAACTAAACCTACAACCATTACAACAAAGCTTATTAAAAACTTCAAGTCGGTACTTACTTTTGTGTTCTCGCTTATTTTAGCCATTTTACTTTTCCGTTTTGAATATAAATACTTTCAGGCTTTCTAATTGACTGCCCATTTAAATTAAACATAATATTACTACCTTTTGAATCTTCAATTATTTCTATAATATTAGTGTTACATGGTAGCCCTGTATCACAATCAATAAACTCTTCTATATATATCCACTCTGTTTCTGTTATATACAAAGTGTCTAATATATCTTCATAAACATATACTGTATCTATTTCAGTAATAGTATTAGTTATAAATACAGTATCAGTTAAATTAATATATTCTATTACATCTACATATACCGTATCACATTCTATTATCTCTATAGCACAATCAACAATAGATGTTGGGCCTTCTGTGTTTTCATCTGAAGCATCTACACAATCTTCCCATCCATCATTTATCCAAGAAGCTTGAACGCAACCATTAGGGCTATACTCTGTCCAATTATTTTCATCATCACCACAATAAAAGCCACCTGCTTGTGAACACACCAAACAATTATTATTGTATTCTTGTGAAAACAAGAACCCGCTAAACAAAGTAAATAGTAGTAATATGTATTTTTTCATACTTAAAAGAATAAATAGTTAAACCCAAATTTTAATTCATATACAGGTTTCATCCAATACCTCTGGTGTGTTCCTTCTACAAAGATTCCTAAGTTCTTTGTTATACGTGAACCAAACACAACTCCTGCATCCCATTCCGCCCAATCACTGTTCTCGACTCCATACTCAAATGAGTAATCATCAAGCCCATAATGCAAAGGTAGTAAATTATACCATATATGAATCCATAGTTTTGGAGTCCATTTATAGTATGAAACGCCTAAAACAGCGCTAATTTCGTTTTGATTGCCTAATTTTTCTAGTTCTTTCTCGTTAAAAGACGCAACTGCGTTGCCAAAATAATGTTTGTAAAACTCATCATTTGATGTTGCAATAAGCTCTTCACCACTAAACCAATGCCAATCTCCTCCTACAAATTGCCTACTGTAACCAAAGTCTGCAGCCAACTCAACAAAAGTAGTTTCACCTGGAGTCCAAAAGTCTTCTATAGGATTAACTCCGTATACAGGGTGGTTACGAAAACATACACCTGCAGTAAAATCCCATGACCCCTTCGTAATTCTAAACCGACTATCCAAAGATGTGTATTCTAAATTTACTCTTTGATTGTCGGTGTATTGTATTTTAGAAACTGTTTTATCTCCGAGATAACGTAACCAAAAATTAGCATTATTAAATGTTTCACCACGATGGCGTATAAAAGAATAATTAAGGAGATACTCCCAACCATTAGCGTTCCCAACAGTAACGTTGTCTGAAACAGTTCTTTCAGTACCGTAGTACCACGTTTTAACTTTATATTCATAATCAAATCTAGCAATTTTTCTAATACCTATAGTTAAATTGTAGTCATAGGGGTTAATTTTTGTTACATCTTCATACCCTCTATCAATAGCTATATAGTTTTCTCTTTCCACCATAGACGTTCCCATAGTAAAAGAAGTATATAGTGTAGAGTATTTAAAAAATTGTCCAAAAGAAAGTAATGGAAATAATAGTAATAGCAATAATATTTTCATCGTCCTTGACCTCTATAAAGTTTTACATAATTAGTAGCTCCCTTTGTAGGTGAAGACTTGCTTTTGCTGTGTCTTTTGTGCTTGGTCTTTTTGTTGGGTTGAAACCGAAATACGTTTTTTGCCATCTTTTATAAAGTATTTTATTTTATAATTACCCCCCAATGTTACTCCTGTTGTCCACATATTAATTAAATATAGCGTGAATTGTGCCTGTAAATACAGGAGTTCTCCTTAAAAACATAGCCTGAAGTGGTATTAGTTGTGACACAGAACCTGTCGGCAGTGCTGTATCAGCTGTTAGGGTTATACTATCAAATAACTCAGTCATTATATTAAAATTTGCAGAAGCAGCAGAATTAGTTTTACACGTTACATATAAATTACAAGGTCTGGTATTTCTTTTAAATATCATTACACTACCTCCTACAAAACCAACACGGTCACTTAACTTAAGCGTGGTTTGATTTACTACCTCCACAATGGTGCTATAAGAACTATATCTTGGATTATAAAATGTATCACCAATTTCAAAAACTCCATTTCTTAACTCAGTTTCAAATTCTGGTGAAGCGCCTGGAGGGCCTACTGTAACCTCTGTATTAGGAACAGCTCCCCCAACTACCGTTATATTACCATAAGCCTTTATCAAGTTTGCAGGATTAGGTATGGGAGTGCTTGATGAGCCTTCACTACCACTAGCTGAATGAGCACTATCAAGTATTTTTATTATTCTTGTTCCGTATGAATTTGTTATTGCCATGTCTATATTTTTATTTATTTATCATAAGGAAAAATTCTGTTTAAGGTGTCTCTTCGTTTACCACACCCGCAATCTTTTCCTGTTGCTTTTGCTACCGCATCTACAGCTTTTTTTATTCCTGTAGCTTTGGTAAATTTCTCTATTGTATCCCCCAACCCTCGACTCCTTTGGTTAGAAGGTACATAATCATTTGCTTTAGGAGCTAAGCCTAATAAATGTCTTCTTGTGGGCATACTTAACAATTACAATTTTTATTAAAACCTATGTTAAATATAATAAATTTAGCACATCCTCTTGACATGTCTCCTTTGATTTCTAACAAAGTCAACCCTCCTATTCTGCACTCTATTGCTATTTTATCCCACTGTCTTGCGTTACTTGAAAAATAATTTACAAATTTCATATTTTATTTTTTTAATTTTTTTCTTTTTAACCCTACTCTTTGTGTTTTAGGAACACCTTTGTAGCTTTTCTTTTTAACTCTTCTACCCTTTAAAGTATCAACAGTCTTACTCGTCTCCATGTGTTTTCTGTTGTATTTTAAAACTTTTTTGCTCTTTGCTGTTGGCCCTTTTATCTTTTGTTTTACAACTCTTCTTTCTGTTAACGTTCCCTCTTTAGGTCTATCTACCTGAACCTGTTTCATCCCCCCTTGTGTTTTTACAACTTTTCTTTTTCTGCCCGTTATAGGATTTTTATATCTTCTAGTGGTAACTGTTCTTCCAAATACATCTTTTGATTTGGTTTGTTTATATACAGGCTTAACTGCTTTTTTAACTGCGGCAGCAGTTTTTTTAGCAGCAGTCTTTATGCCTTTTCGCGCTTTACGCAAAGCATTACCTACTTTAGTGCCCCCTGGTTTTTTCTTAGCCATTTTTATTATTATTTATTTTTACAACCAAAATTTTTAGCGTAATTAGCCATCTTAACTACACTTTCTGTATACTTTTTAGTATTCTTCATTACAGCATCGGCAGCGGAACAGGCATCTTTGAACCCGTTCCTTTTTGCCCATGATGTGAATTTCCCTTCATTTTTTTCTTTTATGGCGGGAAATTTCTTAGTTCTGCCCTTCATCGCCATTACGACTTGCGCATTACTCCTGTTCTATTACTACCAACTTTAGTTTTAAAAGCATATTCTAATTTGCTTTTTACACTTTTTGGATAGTGCTTGTCTTCCATCATTGAATGGTTGCCCATATAAGCGTGACCATATTTTGACTTAGACATTCCTTTAGACTCGTCTCTTCTAGACTTCATAGATTGCTTGTGAGAACCTTTATGTTTCATTCCCAAAGACTCATCTAATCTTGCGTTATAACCTTGATGTTTCATTTTTTAACAATTTATTAATTAGTACGTACTTTTCATTTCACTTCCATAACCTGGATTCATTTTTAATGAACCGTTATTTAATTTAGCAAACTCATTGGCTTGAGCTTTCCCAACTGTGTTGTATGGAAATTTTTTTACTTTCATTTTGCCCGTATCCGGACAACTGTATTTTACTGTTGGCATATTATATATTTTTATTTTACAAAGATAACAAAATTATGCTTTCTTCTTTTTATCTTTTTTATTTAAACTCTTACTTGTAGCGCTAATAGTTCTAATAGCTTCTCCAAACTTACCCTGTTTAATATTTTTTACAGTGTCTTTTGCTCCTTTATAAACTTTATAGGCATTAGTATCTTTAGCCTTATTAACCTTATCTACTACTTTTTTAACAACCTTACCTACTTTAGTATTTTTTGCTTTTTCTACTTTTGCTTTTACTTTGTCAGCAGCCTGTTCTATTCCTGTTTTACCGGTAGTTTTCTTTATAAACTTCCTAGTTGTTTTTCTATTTTCTTTAGCCTTTTTTTTATCATCTTTAGACATTAAGACTTTACCTTTCTTAGCTTTTTTAATAGCTCTTTTTTCAAATCTTTCTTCTCTTTTAGCGCGTAATTTATCTCCGAATCTACTCATAGTTTTATATTTTTCTACCTGTATAGGTTTTCTTTTTACCTTTTTCTTTTAATTTATCTTTAGTTGCTTTGACTATTTTTTTTCCTAACTTATAACCTGCTTTAGCCATTGTATATGCTGACTTTAAAGGGTTAGGTGCTGTGCCTGTATACATAGCTCTAGACGTATCAAGCTTTTCAGTAGCATACTTTTTTTTCTCTTTTTGTTTATTACCAAATCTACTCATGTTACATTTTTTGTTTGGTTCGCTTACCTCTAAAATAATTTACTTCTTTTCTCTTTTTTCCTTTTTTATCAAACTTCTCAACTTTTCTTAAATTATTAACTGCGTTATTTCTTTTTACTTTAGTAACTACTTTTTTAACACTTCCATCTTTTCTTTTTTTCACTTTTATTTTCGCAGATTCTCCATCCATCTTAGCTTCATATTTTAAAGTTTTATTGTTTTTTCTTTTTTTATCTCTTAGTTTTTTTAATATAGCCATAGTTATTTCTTTTTATTTTTAGCAATGAATTTTGCTTTAGGGTCTGCTGCAGTAATATTTGGATTATTGTCTAATCCATATTTTACACTCTGCATGCCAAGGTTGTTTTTCTTGCCATTCATTTTTTTTCCAAGTTTTGACATAATAGTTTATCTTTGTAGCAAAGTTAATAAAATAAAATTTAATGAATTCGAATTACCTAAAGTATTGGAGAGTCATAAGATACTTCATAAAATCTAAGTATAAACTTACACAAGCTGACTTAGACATTTTAATTTTTCTTTATGATGAGAGTTATTTTTCTAAAGACAAATTCAAAGAGTTTGACGAGCTGCTCAGTTGGAACATAAATAGATTTGATAACTTACTCAGAGATGGGTGGATACAAGTATTTAGAAAATACGATGGTAAAAGAAAAGCTCTCTATACTTTATCTTATAAGTCAATAAGAATGATTAGTTCTATATATAAAAAATTAAGTGGGGAAGAGATACCCACTAGTCCTTCAGCCAATCCTATGTTTAAAAGAAAAGTTTCTTATAGCGACAAGGTTTATAGAAATATGATAATAGAAATGAACAGGATTATAAAACAACAACGACATTCATCTGACGAATAATAGCTACCACCTCATTGTTTAGTAACATGGTGTGTCCTGAGTTCTGGTCATAGTATATCTCGTCACCTTCCTTTATAATCTCAACATCTGTACCTACGTTTAACACTTTACCTTTTCTATATCTTAACTTAGACGTTTCTTCTCCTGAAAGTAAAAGGCCTGACTGCGTAGTTACTTCTTCATCTATTGGTTTTATTATAATATATGTTCCTATTGCTTGCATGTTGTATCGTATGAACGTGCCATTGTAATAATAGCGTTAGTACTAAGTATGGTGTTTGCTACCGATATTGCGTTACTTAATGCACTTACAGTAACTTTAGTAGGGTCTATAACTCCTAAATCTATCATTTTACCCTTTTTTTCTGTTACTACATTATATCCTTCGCCTTTTCCAAGTTTAGATGATAGGTAAATATCTTCTATATTTAACCCTGCATTTTCAAGTATTTGTTTTAATGGAGACAATAAAGAGTCTAATAAAATTGCGTAAGCAATTTTTTCGGCATCAGATTTTCCACTTTTTAGTTCTGAAGAAATATTCATCAAGGCTACTCCACTACCTGGCAATATCCCGTCAGATAAAGCAGAACGAACCGCACAAACTGCATCATCTACCCTGTCATACAGTTCTTTTTGCTCTAAATCAGTATTACCTCCTACATGTATAACCCCTACACCTCCGGTCAATGAGGCTATACGTGATAGTATAAACTCTCTATCAGCTTTGGTCTTAGCTCTTTTGTGAGCATCTTTTAACTCAGACACTCTGCCCTCTAACTTTTCTTGATGCTCCTCATCTTTTGGTGAACAAAGGACGACAGTGGAGTCTCTCCCAACTATCACCTTGGACGCTCTCCCTAAATCGGAGAAGTTTACAATACTCAAGTCGTCCCCTGTTTTCTCAGAAAAATAAGTTGCACCTACTGACATGGCTATGTCTTGCATTAACTCATGAGTTTTCCAACCAAATGAGGGTGGTGGTATAACACACACCTTCAATCCTCTTTTCATAACGTTAGCCGCTAACGTATTAACAACATTAGCTGAACATGGAGCTATAATAAGTAGTTTTTTACCTTCTTGAATAATTGGTTTTAATATTCCTTCTATATTTAATACATTACTTATCTCTGCATCAGACACAAGTATGTTAACATTTTCTAATATACACTCGTCTTTCTTTTGATTATTAACAAAAAGAGTGCTTGAATAACCCCTATCTATCTTTATTCCTTCAGTGGTTTCAGAATAAGTTTCTGAATTAGAAGACTTTTCCACTGTCACTATCCCGTTTTCTCCTACCACATTGTAAGTTTCAGATATTATATTTCCAACAAACTCATCATTGTTAGCAGAAATAGTAGCCACATGGTTAATAGTATTCTTGTCCACTTTGACACTATCTCTTTTTAACATCTCAATTATTTGAATAGTATATGAAGATAGTGCTCTAATAACTTCAGTAACACTAACATCAGGGTTCTTACCTAATAGTCTTGTAGTATTCTTAACTATAGACTCAGTTAAAACAATAGCCGTGGTTGTTCCGTCTCCGGCTAAAGTAGCTGTTCTTTCAGCAGCTTGTTTCATTATTCTAACTGCTAAGTTTTCAACAGGGTCAAGAAGCTCAACTGCTTTTGCAACTGTCACTCCGTCTTTGGTAACAGTAATGCTTGCCGTATGGTCTGGTGATTCTATAAGCACAGTATTGCCTCGCGGCCCTAACGTGCTCTTTACTGCATTTGCAATTTTAGTAATTCCTTTGATTAATTTATCTCGACCTTCCGAACCGAAGTCAAGCTCCTTGGGGATGTATCCTGTATTATTCATTAATTTAAATTTAAGTTTAATTTACTGCAAATATAGGAATTATTTTCTTATACCACTAACTTTAGTTATGTCAAAATTTTTTACTCTATTTATATATATATATTTTCCCTCCTTATTAAAAAAAAATTCATAAAAAAACCTTCTCCAAATTGACATTTTCGACACTACCCTTGATTATCAGTTAGTTAGCTATCTATTTTCGACACTAAAATCGACACTAATAGTGTCAATAATTAACACTATTTTTGCAATATGGCTATAGATATAACAAATTACTTATATATACTTATAATGATTATTATGTTTTTGTTGGGGCTATAAAAGAAAAGGGAGCATATAGCTCCCTAATCCGTGTCAAACAAAGGGGTAAAATTATTTCTTAAACAATTTCTTCATAGAAGACATCATCTCTTCTTTCATTTGCTTTTGTTGCTCTGCAAGTTCTATACCCGCAGCAATATCTCTTATCAAGCTTGAGCTCTTCATTGCTCGTCTCATTTTAGCGGCACGAGTAATTCCCATTTCTGAATCAGGTCTGTCATTTACTAACCTGCCGTTTTTTATATGTAGTCCGTCCATAGTAGTGTTATTTATCTGTGATATACAAAGATACAAAAATTTATTAGATATATGTAGTGTTTAGGCTCCCCCCCATCCTACACCTACCACCGCCCACAGCAAACCGATTTTTTTTTAGGGGGTGGGGGTTGTTTTTTTGTCCGTTAGTCTCAATTTTTTTGGAATTTTTGCCGGCTCTGTATCTCTGTTAGTGTCTCTTTAAGGATACAAACCACACCGAACAACGCGAACCCCTTCCCCTCTCTCTCTGTTGTCCCCTTCCCCCTTTCCCCCCTTCCCCTCACTACATAAAAAAGCTTTAACACATAAAGAGGAAAGAGACCACCCCCGAACGCGTGCCGATTTACACAAATAAAACATAGTGAAAAGCTCTAATATAATTGACTGAATAACAGATATAAACAACACAAAGTTTATAAAATGTTAAAATTTATTTTTTATTTCGTGTTTTTTCTTTGTTTTAATCGAGAATTAAACTATATTTAAACAATTATTAATCGGAGGGACTATAACCCTCGTAAAATTTTTAAAATTATGAGAAATTTATTAGAGTTAGAGACTACAATCCTAACAGAAAATCAAACATTAAGAAACGGGTTCAGAGTTGAGGAAATCAACGAGAATCTAAATCAAATTTTTGCCGGTGGACTATCTAAGTTCAATTCATCTGTAAAAATGGCGAAAGTAGTCAAGAAATCAATGGACTTTTTTAATTCTGAGGAGTGTCAAAATCAGTTAAATGAGGAGGGCATTTCGTGGACTAAGGAAGAGTTTTTTATGAAGTTATTTGGGTGGAAGAGGGCATTTGGTTACAAAATGCTAAAACTTGCAGAGGTTCATCCGAGTACAATTAGAAGTTTTGTGAACAAAATGCAAACACTCAGAGATAATGGAGAAGACACCAAAGAGACCTCAATAAGTGTTGAAAATTGTTTGAAGTTTGTTCGAGGTGGTGGAGAAGAAACCAACAACGAACCGACCACACCAAACCCAACCACTTTGCAAATGGTTTGCTTAATAGACGGGATGAAGAAAAAAGTTGTAGTTAAATTAAACGGACAAATTAAGTGTGATTTAACAGATGAACAACTTGAGTTACAAATTGAAGTTTTAAAGCAAATTGTACTAAATAACCAAGCAGAACGCGAGGGGATGGGAAATTAAATAAATCAATAACAAATTAAATTTAAAAATTATGAATAATTCAATCGGTATAACATACCAAAACACAGGACTAACGAGCCGAGGAACTTTAAGAAGTTATCACTCGAGCCCGAGCCCTAACTTTATTAATAAAACCCCTTATAACGTTGATTTACGTGGGTTAAAACCAACAGAGAAACGAAGACTGTTAACTTTTGAGGGTGGCGAATTTCACTCAAATTATGCAGTCGGCTTTGAAATTGAAAAGACCTATTTCAACAGATTTGAAAACAACGATAGAGGTTCAAGAATCGGAGAACTTGCACTTTTTAAGGGGTTCGAACTTGATTCGAGTTGTGGAGTTGAAGCAATTACCCACATTTTACCATTGCTTCCTCGAGGCTTATGGAGAAATAAGGTTTACAATATGTTTCACCAAGCTAAGCACATTTTAGAGGATGAATTTTCACCGAGTAATTCAGATTGTGGTGGACACATTACTTTATCTTGTAAGGGGTTAACGTCAACGGAGTTATTCGAAAAAGTAGCTAAATACTCAGGTCTAATTATGAGCCTTTACCGAATGAGGTTAACTAACCCTTATTGTAACCATAATATGACCTTTAGAACCTCTAACTATGATTGGATTAATGGGACACTGAGCCGAACCGGTCGCAGAAATACGCGTATTTCCTCATATAAGTACGCGTTCTGTAAATTGGGCACAAATGGAACGATTGAATTCAGAGTTCCCCCAAGAGTTACCGGAGTCAAGCAGTTAATGAAAAGATACGAATTATTTTATGAGTTGATTGATTGTGCCGTTAATGAGGTTGGTTGGTCTAAGTTTATGAACCGAGTTAAGCCGATTATATTATCAATGTATCCGGACAATGAGAACAAAGCGAAGTTAATTCTTAGCCAAGCGAAGTATTTTCAAAGGTTCATTAATACTAACGGACTGAGAACCTCTGAAGTAACAGATATTTATATGGAGTGTAACACTCCAGAGAGACAAGAAAAGAGAAAAGAGTGGTTCAGATTGTGAATCACTTTTTTAATTCTTTTAAATGGGGGGACTTTGTCCCCCTTTTTTTTTGGCTAAATGTATCTTTAAAGAGACACCACACACCACACCACACCACACACCACACCACACACCACACACCACACCAAACACCACACCACACACAC